GCGAAAACTGGATGAAATTTCTTTTTCGTTAGAACAATATTTCTCAGCTCTAAAACGTTCTGCTCCGAAGCGTTTTGCAGATTTGCCGGATAAAGTTGGGAGATAAATTTTGTTAAAAATTAAAAAGATAGAAAAAAATGATCGGGCTGGAATCAGATCGTTCGAATGTCGTGGAAGTTCAGACAAATAAGCCACTGAGTTTGATGTTGAGGTTGGAATAATGGCAGTAAAGATAACATCGATTAGTCGCATCAACGGCCCGACCTGCAATCACTATCACGTGGTTGTTGATGTTGACGGGAATCCCTACACCATTTGTACCAGCGCTGATGAGATGGCAAATTTAATTGATGATTTACGCGATTTAAAAGGTAATATGAACGCCAACGCATTTATGGCGTTAATCTGGGCGGCGTGGAAAATTCATAAACGCGGAGCTTCTAAGGCTTCGATTCTGAATGTGGAGATCGGCTAAATGACACTTCAAAATATTAACGGTGTGATGGCTTATCCCCCGTATCCGATTTTTACAGCCGCCAGTCTTACATTAAGCATTATCACACTTGACGCAGCCGATGAAAAAGCGGCATTCATATTCCGCGCACCTAAAACAGGTGATATCGCTAAATTATGTTTTAGCACTCGCACTGTTGTAACTGGTGCAACTGTAGATGTTCGGCTTGAAACAGTTGATATTGCTACCGGTTTTCCAACCGGCACATTACAAGGAACAAACACAAACGGTTCTCAGGTAATTCAAGATGCGGATGACAATAAATGGTTCGCTACTCCCCTCACATCAAATGCAAACGTCACTAAAGGTGATCTACTTGCATTTGTAATAGCCGCACCCGGTTCTGGAACCTTCGACATTGATGTTGTTGTTATAGGCGATGATTATGGAGCATTCCCTTATGTTTGTTCATATACTGGATCGTGGGAGAAAAAGAGTGCCATGAAACCATCATTTGCCCTTGAATATTCCGATGGTTCTTATCCTTACATTCCAGGGGTGACTCCACACTATTCAGGGACCTTATCTCAAACTTATAATAATATCGATACACCCGATATTTATGGTTTGCGTTTCAAGGCACCCTTTACCGCCAGAATAAGCGGATTTTGGGTATGGGCGGATTTGGATGCTAACGCTGATGTTAAATTGATAAGCGGGGGATCAACCACAGAATTATCCTTATCCATCGATTCAGATATTTGGTTCGGAAATGATGGCCGTGGCGCAGGGCGTTATTTTTTTGATTCCGCCTTCACTCTCGTTAAAGATACTTATTATCGTCTAATACTTGAGCCGACAACTTTAACTGATATCTCGCTTTACAAATATAGATTCGATGACACCACTTCACCGAACATCATGAGTGCTGTTTTCGGTGGAGGAAATTGTCACATGACCTCGGCAAAAAATCCGTCTGTCGAGGGTGATTGGACGAATACAACAAATGAATTACCGATGATGGGAGTATTTTTGGATCAATTTGACGATGGGGCTGGTGGCCTCTTAGTTCATCCCGGAATGAATGGAGGAATTAACGGATAACAATAACAAAATCTATACAAACAAGTTACAGAAGCTTATGTAAGGAAATACAATAAATTATGAAACACTACGTAGATGTTGGCCAAACAGATTATACAGTCTTAATAAAAATACTAGATTCATCTTCATCTACTGGTGCTGGAAAAACCGGTCTCACAGCTTCTGACTTAAACGCTTATTATACTAGAGTCGAAACAGACAATGATGTAACAATAACTGCAATTTCACTCTCAGATTTATCTGCATTAACTGATGCACATACAGATGGAGGCATCTTAGAAGTAAGTTCTTCGAATGCCCCTGGGCTTTATAGAATTGATTTACCGGATGGAGTTTTCTTATCTGGTGCATGGTCGGCTGTAATAAGTATTACTGATGCTGGCAGTAATGATGTTGCATCATTGGATTTAGAATTTCAATTAACAACTCCTTCGTTAAGATTAAAAAAGAATGTAGCTTTTAATGATTTCATGTTTGCAATGTTTGATTCTAACGGAGATCCTGCAACAGGATTAACAATCACTGCTGCAAGAATCATTGATGGAGGATCTCTTGTATCTTGTTCTAATAATGCAAGCGAAATTGGAAGTGGTGTTTATAAAATAGATTTGGCTGCTTCTGATTTAAATGGTAATAATATTATGTTTTCTTTTTCGGCGTCTGGCGCAAAAACAACTTTAATTCATGTTGTGACTGTAGATTAAGATAAAGAATAAAAAATAAAGAATAAAGAATAAAAAATAAAGAATAAAAAATAAAGAATAAAGAATAAAGAATAAAGAATAAAGAACAATGCTTACTACTTACAGTGTCGCAAGAGGATATACTTCTAAAAACGGATATTATCCCGGGGTCCTTGGAAAACAGTATTTTTCTTTAGTTGCGGGAACAGATATAATATCTACTCTTTCAATTTTAACTCTTGAAGATTTTTTATCTTCTGTAAATGTAGAAAAAAATATTACATCAACTCTTGAACAACTATCTCTTGTTAGTTATACTAGTGTTGTTAACGCAGCAAAAAATATAATTAGCACTTTAGAACAATTAGATTTAGTAAGTTATTTAAGTACTGTTCAAGCTGATGTAGATACTGATGTTGTTAGCACACTAAGCACGATAACACTAAATGATTATCTCAGCCAAGTTCAAGCCGATATAGATACCGACGTTGTAAGCGACTTAAGTACTTTAAATTTAACAACTTACGACTCTTTAGTCGAGGTCGTTTTAAATGTTGTTTCTACCCTTGTAACTCTTGACCTTTTGGGTTATAATAGTACTGTAGAAGCACTCATAGATACTGATATATCTAGTAATTTAATAGAATTACTTTTAGAAACATATGAAACTACAATAAATGCAGCAGACACAAGACCGACTCCAGATCATCGTGTCTTAAAGGTCTTAAATGAAATTAGAACTTTGGTTGTAGAGAAAGAAAATAGAATATTAGCCATAGAAGATGAAGACAGAATATTAAAAATAAAACCCAATGTTAATAAGTATATAAGTTGAATAAAAATTAAATAAAAACTAATTAAATAAAAATTAATTAAATAAATAAATATAAATTTTTAGGAGCTTTTTAAAATGGCACAAGGAGCCCTCACAGCTTTTGATGATTTTTTAGATGATCTTTGTGGAAAAGTTCATAATATCTTAACAGGCGGCGATACGATAAAGTTGATGTTAATCAACAACACTAAAGTACCTGCTGCTGACGACACAACTCCGGTAAAGGCAGATTACACTGAAGTTTCAGGAACTGGTTACACTGCTGGGGGCGAAACTTTAACAATTACAGGGGAGCAATCTTCTGGAGTTTTTACTTTTGATGCTACAGGAGATCCTGCCGCAAGCTGGAGCAAAAATGCTGCCGGTCCAACAGATATTTATTACGGAATTATTTATAATGATTCTGCATCCAACGATGAATGTATTGCATTCATTGATTTCACCTCAGATGGTGGAACAACTCCAGTAAGTCTACAAGATGGAGATATTACCTGGACTCCACATACTAGTGGAATTTTTACAATAACAATAAGTTAATTTAATTTAATTCAATTCAATTTAATTTTAGTTAGTTAGTTAGTTAGTTAAAATGAAAACATTTTACAAAGATCCAGATGCAATATTAGATTATCAAATTGATTGGTCTGATTGGTTAGCTTCTAGTGAAACAATCAGTACAAGTACATGGACTGTTGCATCTGGGATTACTGAAGATTCAGACGCAAAAACAGATACAACAACTAAAATCTGGCTTTCCGGCGGAACCGCAAACACAAAATACAAAATAACAAATAGAATTGTAACGAATCAAAGTCGTACTGATGATAGAAGTTTTTATGTTTATGTCTTAGAGAAATAACAAGGCTGAAGAAATGTCTCAAGTACAACGTAAAAAATTAAAACCAATTCATCACGAAATCATGCGGAGATTGCTTTTAGGGTATTCTCAAGCTAAGATTGCGCGTGATTTATTGATTCATCCGAATACAATTTCTATTGTTTGTAATTCTAAACTTTTTAAAGCAAAGTATGAACAATTAAAACTTCTTAGAGATGCAAAAGCTTTAGAAGGAGCTTTAGATGTTCAATCACGTGTTAATTTGCTTGTTCCTGATGCATTAGACGTTTTAGGAAACTTAATTCGTGAAGAAGGCGCAGCACCGAATTTAAGAAGGCTTGCAGCTAAAGATGTTTTAGAATATTCCAAAAAATTAAGTACTGAGGATGAGGAACAAGGTGAAAATTTAAGCACTGCTGAGTTAATTATGAAAGCTTTTGAGAAAGGTAGTGATTTAAGGAAAAATATTGTTAAAGAGGTTAAAGAAGAAAATAAAGTTGTTGATATAAGGCCGGTTTTAAATGAAATTAAGGATGGTGTTGTAGATGTTGTTGAGGTTAAGGATGATGATGGAGATGATGAATCTGAATCTGAATTAGATGAAGTTTTGATGGATCCAAATTTCACCGAAGAAGATGCTAAAAAACAATTAGCTGAATATGAAGCATCTTTATCTTTAGAAGAGAAAGAAGGATTTAAAGATGGAGAGGGAGAAAGAGAAAAAGAAAGAGAAAATCAAAACAACTCAACAAATTTAAGTTTGCTTGATGATATTACTAGTTACAGTGAAGTTGAATCTGAATCTGAATTTGAATCTGAAGAAGATAAAGATGAAGAAGATAAATCTGAAGAAGATGAAGATGAAGATGAAAATAAAAGAGAAGAAAACGACGCAGCACTAACAGCAACACTAAATGCGCTTTTACGTCTTTCAACAACTACAGAATCAAACAGACTTGAAGCTATGCATACATTGGAAAAAATGGATGCTGCTGAAAATAGTTCAGAAATCCGATGGATGCGAATTCTTCAAGAGACTGAAAAAATGAGTGCAATTTTTGAATCTCTTGAAGAGCTCGAAATGAGTGGTGAAATTGAAAAAGAAGATAAAGAAATTTTAGATGAAATAAGGAATATTTTTTAATTTAATTTAATAATGAGCCAATTAATTATTCCTACTAAAAAATCAGCACCGACAATAAACGATGCTATAAATATGTATGCACGTTATACATATGATCCTGTTCTTTGGGCAAAAGAGCAAATAGGATTCGAATGTGCAGATTGGCAAAAAACTGCTTGGAACGACTTTATAAAACATCGTTTTGTCGCATGGAGTGCTGGAAGTGGTGTTGGTAAAAGTGCATCTTTAGCAGTCATAGTCTTATTTTTTCTTTCTACTCGTCCGTTTTGCAAAATCGCTTGTACTGCTCCCTCACAGCACCAATTATATGATGTTTTGTGGGCTGAAATTGCGAAATGGATGGGCAAAAGTAAGTTTTTATCAAAAACATTTAAATGGACTCAAACAAGAATTACCTTTAAGGGAGATCCTGAAGCAGAAAAACGTTGGTTTGCTGTTGCAAGAACGAGTAGAGTTAACGCGGCAGGTGTAAGTGCCGCTGCTGAAGGTTTACAAGGAATGCATGAAGGTAATATTTTGTTCCTGTGTGATGAATCTAGCGGGGTTCCAGATCAAGTAATGTACGCTATTGAGGGGTCTCTTACTACCCCGGGCGCACATGCAATTTTAGCATCGAACCCAACGAGAAGAAGTGGTTTCTTTTATAGAATTATTACAGATAAAAAATATCAGCAAGATTGGAAAGTTCAATTTATTGATGCGTCCGTTGTAGCTAATAAATCTCCTTGGGTTGATAGAGCAGCCATCGAACGTGTTATTAGAATTTATGGTAAGAACTCAGATTATTACAGAGTAAAAGTTCAAGGTATTCCACCGCTTGCTGAATCTAAAGCTCTTTGTACTCCAGAACAGCTAGTTGAAGCACATACGCGAGAAGTTCCAAACACAGGAAAAGTTTATATTGGCGTCGATCCTGCGCGTTTCGGTGCAGATCAAACAGTTGTATATGTTAGGAAAGGTTTAAGGATTGCGAAAAGATTTGTTCTTGAAGACAACCTTGATTTAATGGCTATTGCGCGTGTTGTTAAAACATATATAGAACGTTATAACCCCTATAAAGTTTATGTTGATGTTATTGGCATCGGTGGGGGTGTTGTTGATAAATTGCATGAACTTTTACCAAAGAAAAAGAGTCGAATTGTTGGTATTCATGTTGGACAAAAAGCTATAGAATATAAGAAGAAGAAAAAAGATGGAAAGAATGCGCTCGTTGGTGAAGAAAAATTCAGGAATTTACGTGCTCAACTTTTTTGGAACTTGCGTTTCTTTATTGATCAAATTAGAATTGATTTCGAGTCTGAATTTCTTGATGAAGAACTCACTTTAATTGAATATGGTTGGCCTCAAACAGATGCAAGATTGCAGATTGAATCCAAAGACGATTTAAGAGCTAAATTAGGTCGCTCATGCAATGACGCAGACGCTTTAATCTTATGTTTATACGATGAATTAATTAAAATGCCATCCTATTTAGTAGATCCCAACATTTTAAAAATTGGTAGATCTCAAGAAGCAGATAAACTCGAAGATAACGAAATTGAAGAAGAAAAAAGAATAATTCCTTTTACAGCATACTCGATGAGTTCAAAACTTCAATACCATACAGGTTCGCGTTTTAAGAATTCAGTAGGAAGTATGAGATTTAAGAATTTTGGATTGATGTAATGAAACAAAGCCAAAATGTCGTTTCTTTAAACAAAAAAACATCGAAGCATACTCTCTTTACTCAAGTAGGGCGTTCAGGGATTAGAAGATATGGTTCACAAATCTATGAAGAGTTCCTTCCAGTTTTACGAGGAAAAGATGGTATAAAAGTATACGAAGAAATGCGCTCAAATGATCCAATCGTGGGAGCATCTTTAAGTGCAATCGAACAAACATTAAAAAGGGTCTCTTGGTTTGTAAAACCTGCTGATGATTCACAATTATCGCTTTGGGCCGCAGAACATTTACGTCAGTGTATGACAGATATGGAACATACATGGGCTGAAGTTATTAGTGATGCAATCTCTTTTCTACCTTTTGGTTGGGCTTGGATGGAATCTGTTTATAAAGTTAGAAAAGGAAATTCGTCTTCGAAACGTTTTCAAAGTAAATACAATGATGGACTTGTTGGTTGGAGAAAAATTGTTTTAAGAAAACAATCCTCTTTTGAAGATTGGGAGTGGGATGACGTTAATGATAGTGTGAAGGCTCTTATTCAATATGATGCAGGATCTGCAAAATACTACACAATCCCTATTGAAACATCTCTTCATTTTAGAACACGTTATGAAGCAGGGAATCCTGAAGGCCGTAGTATTTTAAGAACAGCTTATAGGCCTTATTTCTTTAAGAAAAATATAGAGGATATTGAAGCTATTGGAATTGAAAGAGATTTAATTGGTCTTCCAATTCTTGAAGCTCCTGAAGAGTTAGATCTTGATTCCGACGAAGCAGCTGAATTAAGAAGTGAAATGCAAAAACTTATTTATGCATTAAGGAGAGACGAACAAGACGGAGTTTTGCTTCCAGCAGGATGGAAAATTGAACTCTTAGGCAGCAAAGGTAATACAAAACGTCAATTTGATACAGATAAAATAATCAACAGATATGATAAAAGGATTGCTGTAAGTTTGCTGGCTCAATTTATTCTACTTGGAATGGATAGGGTTGGAAGTTTTGCACTTTCAAAAGACCACACAGATTTATTTCAAGTAAGTTCTCAAGCATATTTAGATATTATCGCGGAAACAATAAATGATCATGAAATTCCTAGACTTTTTAGTCTTATTCCGAAGACAGCAGCTTTACCAGCCCATAAATTACCACAACTTATCCCTGGTAAGGTTACGGCTCCTAAATTAGATGAACTTGGATTATTCTTAGAGCGTGCGACAAAACATGGTTATTTACATCCAACTGTAGAAACGCAGAGAGAAGTTTTAAGACTTGCAGGGTTATTCGAACACGAAGGATTGCGTAGAGATGTTTTAGAGAATATGGAGAAATCTATGGCTGATGCTACTAAAGAAGCGGAGAAAAATAACGCCGAAGAAGCACCTACGTTTTCAGATAACGAAAAGCTAAAACAAATCCTTGAGGATGATTTAGCAAGTAAAGTTAAAGTTAGAGTTAAAGAAAAAGAAAAAGATAAAGAAAAAAATGGAGACTAAAAGATTATGCCATTAAAACAATGTACAGTTGATGGAAAGTCTGGTTGGAAGTGGGGAGATAGTGGTAAATGTTATACTGGAGCAAATGCAAAAGAAAAAGCACTTGCTCAGGGTCGAGCGATTGCAGCAAATAAAGGTATGAAACAAGTTTTGAAATCTTTTATCGATGCGCTCCGGCTTGAATATTTTAATGTTTGGGAGGACAATAGTGTTGTGGAGCGGGAAGTTAAAGAAAAGATTACGACAAATTCTAGAAATTTAAATGCTCAAGTTAAAGATGATGCTAAAGATAAAATTGATATTAACGAAGATGGAATTATGAAAGAATTAACTAAAACCGCAGTTTTTAAAGGATTTAATGTTGAAAAAGGTTTAGTTTATGGCGTTGTTTACGAACCTTCAGTTTATGATGCCCATGAACATTGGACATCTATGGAAGAAATTGAGAAAGCAGCCCATAATTATTTACCCAATTCTATGTTAAATATTGATCATGAAAGTGATCTTTCAAAAACTCAAGCAGTCATTGTAGAATCTTTTATAGCACCTACAGATTTTCAATATGAGGGTTCAAATGAAACAATTCTTAAAGGCTCTTGGGTATTAGTTACTAAAGTCTTCGATGAGAAGCTGAAAAAAGCTCTTAAAGAAGGCGAAATTACTGGTTACAGCCTCGAAGGCACAGCCTTTTTGGTTGAAGAAAAATAGGAGGATTTTTTACTATGTCTTATCTCAATAATAAAGAGATTGTTGCAAGACAAGAAGGCACACATCAATTTGATCGCCTTCTTTATAACATGAAACAATCTCCGGGTTTCCTGCCTACGGAATACGTAGACGTTACAGTAAGTAGCGATGAAATTTTAGCACTTAACGCTACACCTAAAACCGTCGTTAGTGCTCCGGGGGCAGGTTTGGTGACAATTTTTCAAGGCGCATTCTTATTTCTAGACTACAATTCTGCTGCATATGCTGGAATTGCGGCAGATGAGGATCTTTCATTTAAATATACTGATGACTCGGGTCTTGAAGTTGGTGCGTGTGAAGCAACTGGTTTTTTGGATCAAACTGCGGATCAAATTAGATATACTCCAGTGAAAGCTACTGCTGCAATTACTCCAGTAGCAAATGCAGCACTTGTTTTGCATATGGCGACTGGTGAAATTACAACTGGGGATTCTCCATTATATGTGCGGGTATTTTATAGTGTGATTCCTGCCAGTTTACCTTATGTGGGGTGATTTATGGCTGCGTATTTGAAAAATCTAAAAGTTAAAAAGGTTTCTTTCGTACAAAGTCCAGCTAATTTGAAGCCTTTTGTATTAACTAAAGCGATTGATTCGGCTTCAACTGGAACTTCTGCTACTGCTGATGATGGTGGAACACTTCACATAGATCCGCAAGATGGGAGTACTTTTTGGGCGTCAAAAGACATTGATGTAAATGTAAATTCAAAATTAAATAAAAAAGAAGGAGATGTTTTTATTATGAATGAAGAGTTGAAAAAGAAAATTCAAGAATTACTAAAGAAAGGGATTTCTCGTGATGCAGTAATTCAAGAATTGAAAAAAACTGAAGAAGTTCCTGAAGAGCTTGAAAAGACTATTCAGTTCTTTCTTGACTTGGTGGAAACGAAGACAGTCGAGAAAACCGTCGAAGTTGAAGTTGAGAAGAAAGTTGTAGATGAAAAAGCTATGGAGGTGGTTAAAGATTTGAAAGAGAAACTTGCTTCTCTTGAAAAAGAACGTGCGCTTGATCGTATTGTTACATGGCTTGAAAAAGAATGTAGTTCTTATCCGGGTAATGTAAAAGAAACTGCTGAAAAAATCTACAAACTTCAGTCTGTGGATGAAGAAGCCGCTCAAGTAATGAAGGATGCAATTAAAACTGCATCTGATACTGTTGAAAAGAGTGTTCTTTTTGAAGATCGCGGGAGTGTTGCTCTTGATGCTGATGAATTGGGAGCACTTGTTAAAACTGTCAGTACTGAACTTGAGAAATCTAAAGATAAAAATGATAAAGATATTACAGCAATTATTGATAAAGCTGTAGCTGATCATCCTCAGGCTTATCGGGAATATCTCAACAACATGTATTCTAGGATGCGCAAAGCGTAAAACGTAAAGCGTAAAGCGTAGAATATAAAATATAAAATATAAGGTATAAAGAAGGAGATTTTATAAATGTCTATCACAACTGTTCCATATGAATTTCCGGTTTTGGATATGTCCGCCAAAGCTGGTGCAGACCTTTCTAGTTTGCAATTCTATGCTATGAAATGGTCTAGTGGCAATCCGCTTACTGTACAAAAAGCTACTGCTGTAACTGATCCGCCTGCTGGTGGTCTTATGACTCCAAATACAAGCGGGAATGATGTTAAAGTTAGGATTCTTGGTGTAGGTAAAGCGATTGCTGGAGGTACAATTACATTAGGTGCTTGGGTGACTACGGATAGTAATGGAAAATTCGTAGTAGAAACTATTACCGCTGGTACAAGTGGTAATATTTGGGGACAAGCTCTTGGTGCGGTTTCTAATGCAGGCGAAATTTTCCCTTGTCTCTTTATGCCGTTCCAAATAACTGCAACCTAATTTTAATTTAATTGTATTTTTGTTTTAATTTTTTATTCATGTTTATTTAAGATATACAATCTTTTAGGAGGATATAATAAATGCCTACTACATCTCAACCAAGTGCTGCGGATCTTCATGTAGACAGACTTTTGTCTATGGTTTCCGTTGCATATATGAACCCTGATGATGGCTATGTTGCTGATCAAGTTTTTCCGACTATTGTGGTCAATAAACAAACTGATCAAGTAGCAAAGTATAAAAAGGAAGATTTCTTTAAGAATGTTGCACAGCTTCGTGCTCCGGGAACAAAATCTACTGGGTATGGATGGCGTGTTGATAGTGCAGTGACGTATCACTGCTTGCAATATGCTACACATATTGATGTTCCTGATGAAGTGCGTGGTAATGCAGATACTCCCTTCGCGCCTGATAGAGATTCTACGATGCTTATTGTAGATAGACTCAAGCTGAAAAGGGAACTTGCATGGGCTTCGGATTTCTTCACAACTTCCGTCTGGGGAACTGATGTTACCGGAGGGACTGATTTTACTCAATGGGACAATTATGGATCTTCGAATCCTATTTTGGATTTTCAGACCGGCGTTGATACAATTCATTCTACTACTGCGATTGAAGCTCGTAACGCACTTTTTGGAAGACAAGTTTGGAGCAAACTTCGACATCATCCCCTGTTAATTGAGCGGATTAAATACACACAACGTGGAATTTTATCAAAAGATATTATTGCTAGCTTGCTTGATCTCGATAAAATTTTGATTGGTAATGCAATTTATGCATCTAATCAAGATGGAGCTACAGCAGCTTACAGTTATGTTTTTGGTAAGAATGTCTTGTTGTATTATGCCCCCGCACGTCCCGGGCTTATGGTACCTAGTTGTGGCTATACTTTCCATTGGAAAGTTTTTGGATCAATTAGTTCTATCAGAAGAGTTAGACTTGTTGAAGAAATGGCTGACAGACTTGTAGGATATACCGCTTTTGATCAAAAAGCGATTGCTACTGACGTTGGATATTTCTTCTCCGCAGCTGTGAGTTAATAGTTAATAGTTAATAGTTAATAGTTAATAGTTAATTATTATTTATTATTTAATTCTGCTTTTAATGAAAAAACGAAAGAAAGCGAGGTTTTTATATTATGGCTAAAGGACAACTTGTTACCGTATCTATTCCGTTTAAATATCATGCTGATCCAAAGAAGAATTATGTATTGGATCGTGGGGAGGTTATTGCGCTTGAGGGCTTACCGAATGATAGTATATTAGTAGGTTTGAAATATCTTGTGCCCATCAGAAAAAAATTAAATGAAAGCATAAATTGTCCTGATTGCGGCAGAAGATTTGAGAATGTACATTATATGCATATTCATCGTGCAAAACGTGGTGGTTGTTTTGCTGAAGGTAAGCCCATCTCGCGCAGAGAAATTGCTGAAAAACTTGATGTTGATCCTACTAAGGTTGAAAGGCTTGAGAAGGAAGTGCTTGGCAGCGTCGATGATGTTTACGTTACGGGTTAATCATGACTGCAACAAAAATAAAAACGACTAAGGTTAAAGATAAAGATAAGGTTAGAGATAAAGTTGAAGTTAAGGCTAAAACCAAAACTAAAACCAAAACTAAAACCAAAACTGAAGTCGAAGCCCAAAATAAAAACGGGAACGAACATCATAAAGATGCATCTACATCAATCCTTTTAGTAATTTTCAAACTCGTAGATCCAAAAGCAACATATCTTTCTTTAGCTGAAATTGAAACATTCGACAAGATTGCTGGGGGCAACATTGATGAAATTGTTCGGCGTGCATTACACACATTTCATGCTCGTGCATTAAAAGTTGGTGATGGTGATGCTGCACTTTTAGCATTACGCAAATTAGATTATTTAGATTCTAATATTTTTACGCCTGAATATTTAGCTTGTATTGACCCTGCTATTAAACTGGAAGCATAAATCATGTCTTTTTCCTTTAATGAAAATTTACCAACAAACAAAGATAAAGTACGTTTCTACATTGGGGATATTGAAAGTAATCAAAAACAAGTAGATGATGAGACTATAGAAGCGATTTTAGATTTAGTTGGCGATAACGTATATTCTGCGGCTGCAACAATTTGTGAGCATTTAAGCGCAAAATTTGCGAAAATTAAACATCGGCGTGGTGGAGTTACAGCTATCAATTTTGCGTCTACAGCATCAGATTATGCAAAATTAGCCCGTAAATTCCGCATGAAAGCTACATTAGAATCTGGTGGAACAGGGTTTATAATGCCAAGTATTAGTGAAGCTGCTAAAAAAGCTAATCGTGATGATACTGATTTAACACAAGCATCCTTTAGTAGAAATATACATGATCATCCAGAAGTGAATCAAGATGTGATTTCAAATGCTGAATCCGAGGATTCATAATGGCTAGTGTTAGAAGAGAAATTCTTGAAAAACTAAAAACGGATTTAGAGGCTTTAAATCCTGACCCCAGTGGAAATTCTAAATTAGAATTTACAGTCTACAGACATTGGGTAAATCCTTATAATCATTGGGATGAATTGCCTGTTATTTGTATTGAAAGAGGAAATGAAGATATAGATTTGACTCTTTTCGGTGTTTTGCCATCGAGGAGATTTCCAGTAACTTTAGGATTGTATCATAGTTATGATGATGAAAGCATAACGTTAGATTCTGAAGACATGCTTCAAGTAATTATAAGTAGTTATTTAACTACAGAAGCTACTGCGGCAGAATTCAGAGGATTAACACATCCTGTTGTTTTAACACATATAGGTCCTGTTATGTTTGATTTGGGTGGGGAAGATCGAGAAGATTCTGATATTCATGATGTTAGTGATTATGCTTTGCATACAATTCCACTTATTTTTGAATGGGTAGAGGATTAAATGGCTTCTGATTTTAATTTTGGCCTTGATTTTAAAGATGTCGCGCGTGAAGTTGAACAATACGCAAATAAATGGCTCAGTAAAACAGCGCGTGAAGCAAAAGCGAAAGCTAATGCTCAAATGCGCGGTAGTCCAATTCAATTACATATTAAACACTATGCGAAAAATCCAGAAGCAGCTTTAAAAGCGTTCGGTAAAGCAGCAGTCTTCAGGGCCGTTGATAGAGAAATTTTTGTTCCTGAAGGTGGTTTAAGACCTAAAACTGCTAGAGCCTTTCCAATAATTAAAAGTTCAGGCGAAGTTAGATTTCGTTCAAGAATATACACAAATCCTAAATACTGGAATAGAGTAGTTAAAATTAAAGGGAGTATTACTAAAGCACTTGAAGATGTTTATGATGCTGATGGCGCAAATATGGAACTTCTTGCACGGAAAATAGCTTATATTATTGGGATAGGATTAGTTAATGTTATTGTTAAGAATTTCAGAAAGCAAGGCTTTAAAGTAGAAGTTAAATATGGCTACGCGTATTATAAGAAATAAGGATTTTTGTTATGCCTAAAGTAACTTTTAAGGTTAGAAGAAAAGAAGGTAAACCTAAAATAACTTTTATTTCTAGTGGGAATGTGCCTCATATGACGTTTCCAGCAGAAAAAGATGAATTTGAAGTTGGTGTTAATGTGTTAAATGATGTAATTAGATTAGGGAATATGGAGTTGGTTGAAGAGAAAGAGATTAAACCTAAAATGCCTTTGCTTCTAAAGATTGAAGAATTAGAAAAAGAATTAGAATTAGGAAATAAGGAAGAAGAAGAAGAAGAAGAAGAAGAAGAAGAAGAAGAAGAAGAAGAAGAAGAAGAAGAAGAAGAAGAAGAAGAAGAAGAAGAAGAAGAAGAAGAAAGAAATATCTAAACAATTTTTTTTTAGTGCTGTTACTTTCGTTGACTACTTAATAAACGTCAACAAAACTTTTAAAGGAGATTTTAATTATGGGAACTAGACCATTTTGTAATCGAATGGCAATGTCGGTCTATAAAGAAGCCTCTTATGGTAATAGTTTAGACGCCGCTTCTTATATTGATCAAATGTTTGAGTTGCAAGAACCTGCTTTAATAGATCCTACACTTGAATTTGTAGATGATGCATCCTTCCTTAAAGGGCATGAATGGCCTGAAGATACTGGAAAACGTATTCTTGTAGCGCAAGATGCAGAAATCCCGTTCAATTTTCCATCAAGCCTTGAAGTTATGGGATTGCTTCTTGCTTTTGCTTGTGGCGAAGTTTCTACTTCAGGATCAAGTGATTTTGAGCATACAATCACTATGCAAGATGCTTGCGCAAGCGGTAAAGATGCTCTTCCAAGCACAAGCGTAATTACTGGATTCTTGGGGGATACAGCAAGTTATCTACAATTTAATGGTGTTATGATCAATGAATTAACTATTAACATTGATTCTCAAGGTTGGCTACCTGTAACAGGTACTTTGTATACTGATGGTGAACAAGTAGATGCAAGTTCTTATACTTTTCCGACATCATTTACTTCATCTGATTTTGTAACTGGTGCAAATACAACTTTTAGTATAGGACCTTATGGAGGAACTTATACTAATTATAGTAGCATTTTTAGAGGGTTAAACTTCTCAATCAATAATAACCTTGATCGTGGAGATGCAAGGTCTAATATTGGTGCTGCTGGGATTTATTTAAGTGAGTTAAGATTTGGTGAAAGACAAATTACTTTTAATGTAACTGTTCAAGGTCATCAAGGCGATGCGCAGTGGGATTATTTGATTGATGGAGCTACGTTGATGGTTAAGGCGTATGTTGAAAAATCTGCAACACGTAGTATTCAAATTGAATTGCCTAAATGTGAGTTAGGCAATATTACCCCAGGATTTGATGGGATGCGAGATACGCTTGAATTGCAGTTTGACGCTTTTTATGATTCTACCGAAAGCTCTCCAGTGAAGTTGATTGTTATGAATGGTGTTGCTGAGTATTTGAAGTCTACTTAATCTTAAATCTTAAATCTTAAATCTTAAATCTTAAATCTTAAATCTTTAATTAAAAAAGGAGATACGAAAAATGGGATTTACTAAAAGTCGTGGAGTTGATCAATTTAAAATTGGACGTAAATTTCCTTGTGCTAGTAATGAAGGCCATATTGAATACATTACAGTTTTTCACACCTTCAGATTACCTACTGCCGAAGAGCGAGATGAATACGAACAGAAAGCTCTTCATATGCGTGGTAAAAAACTTACACACAAAGTTTCTACAGCTAAAATTTGGCTTTGGAATCGTTGTTGCGTCAGTGTAGAAGGATATGACGATTTACCGAAGGATGAGAAAGGAAATTTGGATCCTCAATGGAAGCAAAAATATTTCGCAAATGATCCAAAAGTTTTACTTCATTGCGACCAATTTACTTCAGATTTCTTAGACATTCTTGAAGGTGAACAAACTGAGTTAGAAAAAAACTGAGAGCGATCTTCCGGGGGATTGTATGGGATAGCTCCCCGGAAGATCGATCACCTTATGGAACTTCTGATGAAATTTATGCTGATTTTAATCCAAATGAAGCAACTGCAAACATAAGTTTATCAGAAAATGTTAAGACTAGAGTCGAAGAGTTTTGTGAATTTTATAACTGTTTTGAATTACTACCTTTCGCAGAGCGTATAATTTGGCTTTATAGCATTAAAGAGGCTTTAGGGATTATTCCGTGGGTTCATAAACTATCTTATAATGATATTGTAGGTTTAGTTATTCTTAAAGATGAAATTGGGAAATTTGAAGCATTTAAAGCGTATGAAATGAGAAGAGATCAAAATGCTCAAAGTGCAAGTATTAAAGCTAAAGCTAATATAAGAAGAAAGTAAAAATGCCAATAAGTGATAGAGCAATAGTAGTAAAAATTATCATTAAAGAAGAAGCTGCTGTTAGAGGTCTTAGAAGAATGGATAGATCTCTAAAAGCTTCTGAGCGTAGAGCTGATTCTTATAGAAGAAGAATTGATAGATTAACTCGTGCACATAAAAGATTCGCTCGCTCTTCAGTGTTTAGTGCTAAGGCAATAGGTGGTACATTACTAAAAGCATCAGTTTCGATGGTTGGTGTGTTGGCTATTTGGAATACTACTATTGTACCTCTTGAGGCAGGAATGCGTGCTTTAGGATTTACAATAACAGAAGCCGCAAAAGCTGTTGCAGATTTTGAGATGCGCGTTGTTAGTATGCAGGCGGTTTTGGCTACAACAGCACGATTTAGTCGAGATGTTGGAGAGAATTTTAAAATAGCTGGTGATATAGCTCAAAACGTAATGCTTGAGATTATTGCACGTAATAAAGAAACTATTGCTACAATAGATGAAATTGCTTTGGCTTATCAAGTTTTACTTTCCTCTGGTGCCCGTAAATATGTACGCACTGAAGGTGAAATGGTTGATTTAGCTATTCTACTCTCAAATGCTATTGCTTCTGTGACTGTTGGGCAAGATAGAACTCGTCAGATTTCAGAAGAAATTCGTGGAATCTTTGCTCAAACGCTTAGAAATACAAGTCTTGTGGGGAAATTGATTTTTAAAAATACTCAGGGTGTGCAGAATTTTTTAAAACCTTTAGAAAAATCGCGAGATGCTGTTGCAGCTTTCACTGAAAAATTCAAAGGTTTTGATCAGGCGTCTGTTAGATTAGCACAAACATGGCAAGGAATTGGCGCAACTTTTAAATCGCTGTTTACAACTTTCTCACTGCAAGCTTTTGGCTTTATCATGGATGATTTAAAAGCCTTTATGTTGCACGTTCTTGATGTTTTGAAGAAGAATGAAATTCTCGTCACGCAAGTAACATTTAAGATTGGAGCATTATTAAAAGCTTTAGGTCAAATTATACTAGATCTTATTCTTGGGCAGCATACAGAATTTAGTGTAGCAGGTTTATTGCGTGCATTAAATAGTTCAATAGATAAACTAGGTATTAAATTAGTTAAGGTTATTTTTTGGATTAACGATGTTTTTCACGCACTTAAACCTTTATTTGTCTTCTTTATGTATGTACTAGGAAATGTTCCAACACTGATTCGTGGAGTCTTGACTCTTTTACATGTATTGGGTGGAAGACTTTTTAAAGTCGGTGAAGCTCTTTACAATGTGTATTTGGATCCTAAAAACCCTTTGATGCTTCTTGGAGCAAAAGCTGCATTATCAAATATTTTCACAGGACTTTTCGAAGAACTTAGCACGAAATTAGGTCCTGTTTTCCGTACTTTTTGGGAAGACACTCTTAGTGCAAAAGGAGATTTATTTAAAGCGTTTTCAGATTTCTTTAAACAAGATATAGTAAAAGATGCAAGTGAGGCTTTTTATAGATATTTTACTCCTGCAATTTCAGAAGCAGCAGAGTTTACAAAGCAATTTAAAGAAGCACAACTGGATTTAGATGCTTTATTAGTTACAAACATTGATTCCCTTTATGATTATACAGAATTATTTAGTGCAGCAAACGCTGTATTAAAGCTCAGCATCGCACGACATAAAACATTAACTGCGCTTATGCGTCAAATGCGTATGGCGCAAGAAGGAACCATCGCAGGGACAACAACGTTAGATATAATAAAACAAGTAAATAAAGAGCTTATAATTATCGAGGATAGAATAAAATCTTTACGCCGTATGCGTGGAGCTTTAATGTTTGCAGAATTAAATCTTGAAGCTAGTGGACAAATGGAGCAAAGAGAGAAAGCTCTTTTATTGATTGAAAAATTCGGTTCTGAGATAGATAAATTAACCATTGATGCAAACACGTTAAAGAGAGCGTTAATTGGAATTTTTGATACGAAATTAACTAATGTTATAGATAATTTTATGAATAGGTTAAAATTGTCTTTTACTGACTTTTTTAAAATCTTTAATGTGGATTTTAGGGATTTTTTAGATAATGCAAAAGACAACGTAATAAGTTTATCAAGGCTTTTGAAGGCGACAATGAAATCTGTAAAAGATGTTACTTCTGATTTGCTATTAGCTACAGCATCGGCGGTAGCGCAGGCAATAACTGATGCATTTAGTGGTACTGCTTCTTTTGGTGAAGGCCTTTTAAAAGCTATTAAGAATTTTGTCGGACAAGCGTTAATTTATTGGGGCCAATACGCTGTAATGATTGGTACAATAAATTTGTTTATGGGAATTTTAACTAAAAATATCCGAATGATTGCAGAAGGTGCGAAGTTAATAGCTGTTGGGACTGCTGCAATAGCTTTAGGTGTTATGTTAAGTGGTAAAGGCACTCAAGGTGCAGGAGTAAGTGCTACTGCTGCTGGCGGCGAAGAAAAAATCCCCGAGTTCGCATTTGATGAATCGCAAATAAAAGTGCAAATGGGTTTAATGAATGCAACAACAAATCTTGTTGGTGCAATAAACACACTTACGAGTATGCCCCCGGGAGTTTTAGTCAAAGAAGGTGCAGCACAAAATGGTGGAATGTTAAGAATGACGCACTCTGAAGCGCAATCTAACATTTCGTCCGCCCGGAGGCTTGGTGCAACGTTATTAGGGAAAGGAAATACAGGAAGGTTTTAACAAATGGCAAGCGATAGACCAGTTTTTCCAATTCAAGCGATCCGCACTCCATTAGATCACGAATATCAAATTAAAGCTGTTATTAATACTTTCGGTCAGGGTCAAGAGCAAAGGATTCTCCCTGGCGGACTTGATACATCTTTATCTCGTGATGATGGAACTGGGACGCTTGCAGTGTTTCCTGTGTGGCGTACTTGGAGCATTTCTATAAGAAATATTGTTTTTCGATCTGATCCTTTCAGTGGAAATGCACTCTTAGATGATTCACTTGAAAAACTCTTAGAATTTTATCATAACTTATTTTATGACAGCACCAACAATAAAGTTAGGTTTCTGTCTTTTTATTGGTATGATCCTGGAATAAATGATGATAGAAGTACTTGGTTAGGAAGTGATAGTGCTTCAGGTACAAATAGTTTAGGAGAAACTGTATATAATACAACTGGTCGTTTTACTGTTAGATTTGCTGACGGAATGATTTCATTTTCCCGTATGCAGCGTTGTTTAACTTCTGTTGATGGATTACAAGTAATTGAGGTAGCAGATTAAATGATTAAAAAATTAAATAATATGAAACCGCTTCCTGGACCAAAGTGGGTTAATTGGGGAAATTTAATAACAAGTATTTTAATTGCAATAATTATCGCTGGAGGCAGTCTTGTTATTGGACACGCATATACTTGGGTGCAAAAACAAAATAGTTTGCCTAAAAGAATGCAAGTAGTAGAAAGTAGAATACAAGCACTTGATTCACGTTCAGCGTCGATACAATCAGATGTGAAAGATATTTTACAGATGATGAAAGCTCGATTAGCTCTTGATAAAGTTTTTATTGGTCAGGCACTAATAAGTAATGCTGCTACTAATGGAGATGCTGGCGTTTGGTTGAATGAAAACTCTAAAATATCTCAATATTATAAAGAGAATGAAACAATATGTGTAACAGTACTTGCGAATGCGCGTAAAAAATGTAATATTCCTGTGCTGGGTGTTGTTTCTGTAACTGAATCTAATGTTTTACTTGAAATGACACGAGCAGTAGCGCGTTTGCTTAGAACTGATCAAGTTCCTCATAGTGTTCTTAGCAACGGAAATACATGTATTAGTATTAAAGTGGAGCCTAATATAAAATGACTCTTTCTTATAGCAGTACAGTAGAAGCAGAGGTAGATGCTAGTAATTTAGCTGCAATAGATTTATGCATTATTAATTTTGGAAATAATGTCTACCGTTTCTGGTCTACAACAAAAATAGATGCTCAATATTATAATTTTAACGGTTTTCCAAATAATGCAAATCCAAGTTATTTTCAAGCTAGAATTATCGATATCTCAAGTAAGAGTTGGGCTTTAGACGGCGAAGATACTGAAATTTCTTTTACAGTAGCGCATCGATTAACTTCTGATGACCACGATATTGAGAAGTTGATGGCTAAGAATGGAGGTGCAAAACTCTTTGAAAATGCTAAAGTTGAATTATGGAGGTGCTTTCCTAATATAAAGGAGGTGATCCAGATTTGGCAGGGTGTGGGAAATGCACCTAAATGGGGAGAATTTACATTTGATTGGGATATTCAATTCATGCCTCACAACTTGATGCAAAGTTTTGGGCGCAGCTTAGATGTTACTTGTCCATTTGTTTTTGCAGATCAAGTAGGATGCAGTTATAAATTGTTGAAAGGTAGAGGACTTCCGAAAAAAATTTATTCTTGGACGCATTCGTCAACAGTTAGTCCTAGCGGAAATACATATGTAATTACTGGTAGCGGATTCGATGGTTCTAGTACAAGACCGGCGGTGCAAGAAGGTTGGTTTTTGCATAATGCAACAAAAAATTGTTATTTTAGAGTTACAAGCGTAAATAGTAGTACAGAATTAGAAGTTGAGTGGTTTAATACAGGTTATAATGGAACCAAAGAAATTTCTTCTGGAGATTTACTTAATTTAGGAACTCCTTATACTTTTTGTGGTGGTCTTGAATCTGAATGTAAAGCGCGGGGAAGATATGGAACTTGGCAAGCTGGAAGCAATGGAACGCCGCTTTATGTTAGTGATGGAAGGAGAGAATTTGGTGGTAGAACCGAAGCATCTCCTGTAACTTATAAAGGAAAAACGCCAAGTAGTGGTAAATTATTTGGTGGAGATTCCGGTGATCCATTTACTAGGATTCCAGAGACTCAAGAATCTATGGATGGTAGTATAATTCCTGTAGTCTTTGGTCCTTATAGACTTAACGGAATTAAAAGTTATTGCTGGGCACCTGCCGGCGATTTTCAACATGGGTTTTTCTTAATTTGTGAGGGTGTTCAGTATTTAATTGGGCATCCATTCATAAATAACAGAACACATGATGCGGATCAGCGAGATTTTAACAACACAAACTTAGTTATTCAGCATGAACCTTTTGTACAGTTTAATGTTTGGCGTGGAAGTAAACCCGGACATGAAGATGATAGGATTTTTGAAGATCCAAACAATGAAAGACATGTTAGAAGGATTCGATGGGGTATTGGTGCTAGAAAAGCATATATGCATAATAACTACATTAGCTTAGATACTTATGGGAATGGAGTAGCTGATGGAGCGCATTATGGACTCCCCTTCTTATTTAATGATGGTTATGGTGATGGTATTTCATGGTCGGGTATAACAGCAATGCGTGTGCGCATTGAGTCCAACGAAGATAATTTAGAACAACTGACTGGAAGTGTTGATTTAGCTGGTACATTATACGAAGTTCCTTTTTCTTGGCCTAGACTTGAACCTTATCACGATCCTATGTTTGATCTAAAAGACGGAGGTTTAACTTACAGATATACTATATATCCTGATTTTGCTTTAGTTGCTTATCATGTTTTAACTAATCCAATTTGGGGTGGTGGTTTTGGTTCTTCTAATTTAGATTTAGAGAGTTTTATAGATTTTTCTAACTTTTGTATTGGTGATGAAGATAATGACGGTTATGGTGATCTTTTCGGTGTAGATTCTACAAATATTATAGCCCAACAGACAGTCGATCAATATTCCCAATATAGCGTCATGGTTTATGATTGGGCACCAAAAATAAGTGCTTTCAGAGGTTTCGCAATTCAATTTAAAGACAACAACAATAATACATTTAATGCACGCATCCTTAGCGGGGGTATATTAGTTGTTGATTCTGCAAGTCTTGAAGAACAGATTATTGTTGAAGTAGATTACGGTTCTTTTGGCGTAACTGAAATAAATTCGATTGGTGATGAACCACGAAATGTAGTTTTAATAACGATTGACAGACCTTTTGGAAGTTTTGAGCCAAAGAATTTTGTTATTTATGGCTCTGGTAATTTGTTCTCTGGGGGCAGTGTCAGACGTTGGAATGCGAATGGAGTATTAAGCAAGAACGAGAGTATTCATAGCGTTTTAACAAGTGTTCTTGATGAAGCTGCTGCGAATTGGAGAATGAACGAAGAGGGAAAGATTGAAATAGTTTATAGAAGAGCGTTAACACAGGCGGAATTGGATGATGTTGTAAGTGATAGATTTTTCACTGATAAAGGAAGTAACCGAAATATTCTAAGGAATGCAAACACAGAAGAAAGTAGTCTTCAGTGTTGGAGAAAAGATATTCGAGATATCGCTAATGAGTATAGTGTGACGTTTCCTGATGCAAGCAGAGATTTTTTAACTACTAAAGTAACTGTTAGAAGTAAAGTTGCGCAATTTGAAGCTGGTAGAAGATTTGGGGAAGTTAATACTAGAAGAAAGATTAAAAAAGAAGTACAACTTCCATTAACATCTTCAGTAGATCAAGCAGCACGCAGACTAGCACTTATGGTTCGGGAAGACTTTTATGGAAATTTTTATTGTTCTTTTCAAACAAGTTTAAAAACCGCACAGAAAATACAGCCCGGAGATATCATTTGTGTTGAAAGTGATGTTTTGAGAGCTAAATTTATGGGTGGTGCTGTTGATTTTGTGCCTTATGATGATGGGCCGTTGTTTTTTAGGGTTTTAAAAATTACAGAAGATAATAAATTTGTTAGAAGTTTTGAATGTCAAATACATTTAAATGAAATTTATAACGACAGCACACAGAATTTTGGAAACGACCTGAAAATTGTTGTTGATTATTTAGATATGGATTCTACTGGAATCCCTGCTGCGGTTGTCCCCAGCACGCCATCAATAGCTTATAATACTACAAATACCGGCGATTTGGAAGTAGTTGTTTCTACTGAAGTTACGTTTCCAGATATGCCGGGGAGCGAGCGATAAAATGAGTAGTTTAATATCAAGAACGTTTAATTTTACATCGGTTGGAGCAAGTAGTTATAGTGAACAGAGTTTTGCTATTCCTGAAGCTGTTAGTTTTGTCCATGTTCATAAAGTTACTTGTACTCCAAGTGTCGATGCTGGAGAATGTACAGTATCATTTTTCAAGAAAGATACTTTTGCATCGGATACTAAAGTTTATGAGCTTGGACCGGGGAGTACTAAATTGTATGATCCTGCATCATATGATGGAAGTACTTATAGTGAGTTGTTGGAAGGTTTTTTGTTTCCTTACGAAGATGATGATAGTAGTGATGAATTTCATATTCGTGTTGATAATGATGATTCACAGTCTAAGGATTTTGATGTTGTCGTCACTTATAGTGTACCTTATACTACAGGAAGTGCAACATTTAGTAGTATAATTATTGATGGGACCAGTGCTGAAGCATTTTTAGTTAGAAAAGATGGTGATACTGGAGATATCTTTGTCGTAGACACATCTAATGAACGAGTTGGAATTGGAGGAACTCCAGCTAAAGATTTGCATCTTCAAGGGGCGGCTCCTATTTTTCGAATTGAGGACTCTGCTGGAAATTATACTGATATTCAACAAAGTGGGACAAGTTTGTTTTTCGACCCTGAAGCAAGTACAGGTAATATGACTTTTAGAACTTCAACAGGAAATAAGATTTTGGATCTTAATGTTAGTACAAGAGTAGCTACACTTTATGTACCTAATGGGACGGTGACGCCGGATTTTAATAATGGTCTTGCTTTTGAAATTGATGAAACAAGCAATGTTTTGAGGTTTAGAGTAAAATATACTGCTGGAACTGCTAAATCTGGCACTGTGGCTTTAACATAAACGAGTATGAACTTTAAACGAAAACTAGAACGACAAATTAGGAGAAAAATCATGAGTAATGCACCTTTTAAAATTCTAAGAACGAATCTAGACTATGGATTTACGAAGAAGCAATTGTATCGCGGAAAAACTAAAGATGGAGAAGAAGATTATCTTACTTATCCAGAATTAACTGGTCAGTTGATTTTAATTGCATTTACATCAAATCATCAACAAATGGATGCAGATGAAGCGCGTTTTTATCGTATGTTGAGACTTGTTTTTGGCGATGAAGTTGATCACATCCCTGATGAAATTCAGTTAAGTCGTACAGATTTTGATAGAATTTATGATGAAATGCATAAATGTTCGAAATGGCCTGCGTTTCAAGCATTTGCAGTTCCTGTGTTGTTAGATGAGCTTTCTGTGGTTAAAAACAGAACACAGGCAGAAGATGAAGCAAAATTAGAAGAGTTTAATCGTGGCAAATCTACGCAAAGTAATAGCTAGTAATCTAAGAGTTGCGCCAGTAAAACATTCAGAGCGTGTAGCTCCAGTGTATGCTGAGGATGATTATGAGACATACGTCTTAATCCTTAAAGGGCAATCTTGCATTTTAGGTAAGAGTATTTATCCTTTTAGAAGTTTAAATTTAATTGCAGATTATCCTCCAAGTAGTATTCGTTGGAGAAAAAATTCTGGATCTTGGAATAATATTAGTGTCGGCTCTTATCCAGATTTATTGACAGCTACAAAATTTGTAACGAATACAATTAATGCGTATGGAACACACACTTTTGATTTAGAAATCACGCTTAGTGATTCTAGTGTTTTAAGTAAAAGTATTGAAGTTGTTTGTAAAATTGAAGGATATAGCGACAATATTATTGTTAAGAGTGGAAATGCAATAAAACCATTCTTAGGGTTGCGTATTGCTGAAGATGATACTTATCTTGATAGTGTTAAGTTTAGCGTTTCTGGTTTTAAAAACGCACGCGAAATGGACATTGAGCGTGCTGTAAAAGCACAAGGAATACATACTGGAGCGGATGGAAGTGCATTTTTGTATAATAAAAATGTGTCTTTTAAGAATTCTAATATTGTTGAGGGTGTTGATACGTTACAGAATGTTACTGATGGAAGCGAGGGGATTGTTACAAGTGTTGATAGTGAGCATAAGATTAGTGTTAGTTTGAGTGGTGGAACTGATAATGATTTTGATAATGCAGATGAATATAAGATTATTGATGGGAGAGATTTAACATACATTGCGAGGTTATTTGAGTTTAAGTGTGAAACTTCGAATTTAATGCTGTATTCTGAAGATATGACGACTGGGAAATCTCTTATTAGAGTATCTGTTTCTGATGATGTTGGAATTGCGCCTGATGGAGCAACTACCGCTGATGAAGTTATAGAAGATACATCTGATTCAACATCACATTATATTTATAAAACACTTTTAAATTCGTCTTTTGAAGATAATGAACCTATTGCTGGTAGTGTTTTTCTTAAAAGGGCTTCAGGGACAAGAAATGCGCGGGTTGTTATTAGAGGAAAACATGATACTCCTAGTCATCCTACAGGAGTTTCAGTAGATTTATCTGATGGGTCTTTGATTGCGAGATACAATATTGCATACTTACTTGATTATAAAATTGAAGCATATCCTAATGATTGGTACAGGATTCATATTAGTTGTATGAGTGAATCTGGTACGATGAATCCATATTTAAATGTATCTCTACTTAATGGCACAACAGCCTTTTATACTGGCGACGGCTCTTCAAGTCTTTATGTTTGGGGAATGCAACTAGAGCCAAACGCATATTTTCCTAGTCAATATCTCCCAACAGATGCTTCAATAGTAACAGAAGGCAAAGGTGAATATATGATGACGCTTCACGCAACAGATACAAACACAAACGAAAGTAGATACAATGTTTTCGTAACAGCGTATTAGTTTATTTTTGTTTTTGTTTTTGTTTTTCTTTCTCTTTCTAGGAATAGAATAAAATGTCAAAATATGTAACTCCTGCGGGAGCTAAGTGCTACATTAAAGAGTTAAGTAAAGGAGTTGAGGATTTTAAATTAGGTGCAACATACAATAAACCTAATCAAGATTCAAACACTTCACTCGATGGTATTCAAAATGAAGCGGAAATCAGGTTTAATCCTGTTATCGGAGAAACTTATTTTGATTTAAGTTATGTTACTTACTCCAAAACAGGGTTAGAAATAAAACCTGTTATTAAAGATGCCGGGGGATATACTACATTAAATACAGCTATCAATGATAGTGAGTTAAATGTTTTAATTGATCCCCCGGACTATGGCCAAAAATATTATAAAGTTAATGCGACGATTCGAATTGAAGATGAATTAGTTACGATTAAAACGATTAACAAAAGTGTTAATCCGTGGAGCATAACATTGTATGCTCGTGGATCGCATAACACTGCTGCAAGTTCGCATTCTGGCGGTGTTGCAATTAACGCATGTATTTGGACAGGAAAGCATCAAATAATAACGTTAAGTGATTTCGCGCTTACACTTCCTGCGCCGACAAATTTTGATGCAACAAGCATTTTAGATTTTATTCTGCTTGAATGGGATTGGGTTGGGGGCAGTGAAATTGAGAATTTAGCGTTAAGAGGTTTTAGAATTTATTATGATACATCTTCTGGGATTACAACTTCTGATGATGCTATTTTTGTTAGTGGAAATCAACTAGAAGAGACAGAAACTGGTCATTATCAATATAAATTTACGAAACAATCTAGTAATAAAATTCTTGTTGGAAACACTTATTATTTTAGAGTTGGCGCAGTTAATCAAATTGGAGAAAGTGGAACATTAAGTTCTGAGATTAACGCAGAACTCGCGGGTGCAAGTGCACCTAGTTTTAGCGGTCCTCCGACACCTGAAGTTAATTTAAGTTCTATGGGAAACTATAGAATTTATGTTAATGCAAAAAAGCCAACAAGTACTCAACCACTCACCGCACTTGCTAATATTAAAAAGTGTGATTTTGAATTATATTATGCAGCTGTTGGTGATGGAAATCCGACTACCGGAACCCCGGATGGAAACCAGACTTTAGTTGTTAGTAAAACTGATAATGCAACTCCTTATGAATTCACACAAGGAGTAAGTAGTCATGGATATGGAGAATATTGGGCTAGAGCAAAATTTTACGACGATGATGATGTTGATAGTGTATGGAGTTTAAGTAATTCTGGAGATGTCTTTACTCTTAATGATTATACAAACACCACTGATACTGATATTCCTAGTGGAATAACAATTACTACTGGAAGCAGCCCTTATTATGTAGGTAAGTCTAGAACTACAACTTATGTTTATTTTCATATAAATACAATTTCAACAAATTCAGACAGCGTAGATTCTTTTGAAGTACAACTAAGAAAAAAAGATAATGGATCTTTCTCTGCATCTACAGGCTTTAGTGATGTAGAACATGAGAGTGTTATAAATACTAGGTCTGATGCGTATTCGCGGATAGGTTTTGATCTTGAACTAGCCGAGCAGTGGGAATATACTGCGCGTGTTCATAATGTTTTTGGTTGGTCGGATTATACAACACCTGCAACATTAACAGTAAGCACTGACATAAATAGTGTTGATGTAGATTTACCGGATATTGATAAATTTGGTGCTTGGACTACATTAGATGCTCATCCAACAGGGAATCCTAGCAATTTAGCCGGAGATGAATTATATATAACACTTACACTTGGTGATGATAATTTTACTACTAATAAAATTCAAATCTTTGGTCATCCAAATAGTTTACCGAGTGAAACTGTTAGTAAGAGTCAATCTGATGGGACATTAACTGCAACGCAGGGAACTTATGAGTTTAGTATTAGTGGTTTCTCTGCTACGTTGAATCAATACGCGGGTTATTTTTTAAGATTAGGTAGAGACGATGGGACAGCGAATGATACTGTATTTTTTGAAGAATATGAAATAGCATCTAACACCGCCGGGGATCCCTTTACAATTACAGTTACGGGAAATTATAGAACAAGAAATAACGGAACTGTTAGTTATTGGAAGATTGTAGATAATTTTTTAAGAGATAAATGTCAATTTTATAGAGAAGTTGCGGTTTTGCCCGGGACTGAATATGTTCAGCCTGAATTACGTTATAGAGCAAGAAAAACTACTTCTGGAAATGGTCTTGTTGTTGCGGCGCGGGCTGTTAATGTTTTTGGCCCGGGAGCTTTACGATATAGTGATTCTACGATTACAGGAACATTAACCCCAGGTAGTGCAGTAGAAAAAGATATCGCAGGTATTGTTGAAGATGATGTTGACGATGGCGCAATTACAGCAGGGAAACAATCAGTTGGGAGTATTCCCGTTATTTGCAGCATTTTTGTTTCTCCGCTTACAGGTAATGAATATCGTGGGGCTGAGTGGACATCAGGATATGTGTGGTTGCCTGATGGGGCAACTGAAAGTATTAGTAGTGGAAATTCTGGAACACTCTCAACTGATGCTGTATATTATTTGTATAAGACTAGTGGCAATTCTAATTTAAGTGTTAGTACATCTCCGTCAGATGCATTAGGCGACAACAAATATTTAATTGGCACAATTATAACTACTTCTGATACAAACGAAAATATTACTTATTTACCATCTACTGGAACCAGCAGTATTATAGCTGCAAATATTGTAGCTTGTAATTATTTAAGCGCATTTACTGCTGATATGGGAACTTTAACTAGCGGCGTTATTCGCTGTCCTGGAACAGGAACAAGCTATATTAAAATTGATGGTAACGCTGGAACTCCAGAGATTCAAGCTTTTGGAAACAATATACAAACTGTTAGTATTAAAGCTGATGGTAGTGGGTTTCTTGGAACTGGCACAGATAAAATTGTCTGGGGAACTGGAGGAATTACATCAATTCCTGGAGGTCCAATAGATGCAGACACAATTCCTACAGCTTCTTTAAAAGCTCAAGCACGACGCTTCTTCACAAATATGGAGTTCTATGCTTCAGATTATAGAACCGTTAAATGGAGAAAATGGGGAGGTGGAGACGGAACAATTACCATTGAAGGAGAAAGTGCGAAAACAGTAAATGCATCTACTACCGGAACTGGTAGTATGACTACTGGAAGTGGGGATATTTACTACATTTATTATGTTGTAGATAATGCAACACTTCAAGTAACTAAAGATTATGCTACTGACATCGAAGGTCATGAAGATAGAATTGTAATGTGTCTTGCTTGGGCTTCTTCCAACACTAATGCTATGGCAGCTTATATTCCTATTGTTGGAGTTTTAGGAATAAACGATACTGTTATTGGAGACAACAGTATTAGTACTGGAATGGTTCAAGCTGATGCAATTACTACTAATGAATTAGCTGCAAATTCTGTAACTGCAACGGAAATAAATGTAGCTCAGTTATCAGCTATTAGTGCAGCTTTAGGAAGTATTACTAGTGGAACAATTACTGGCGCGTTAATTAGAACTGCTGCAAGTGGTGCTAGAGTATTTTTGAATTCTGCTGGTATTACAATGAAAAATTCTTCTGATGTTAATACTGCTAGATTTGACGCAAGCGATGGAAGCGGTTGGTTAGGAACTTCTGGCGGTTTTGCTTGGGATTCTAGCGGAGATATTACCGCTACTGGAATTACACTTAGAACAGGTGCAAGCGGTGGTAGAGTTGAAATTGATGCATCAAGTGGATTTAATGCTTATGATACTAGTGGAAATAATTTAGTTAGTATTCCAGTTTCTGGTATACATGCAGGGTCTATTTTGTTAACACAAGATGATTCTGCCCCCGGGAAACTTATTTTCGGGAGTGGGAGCAGTATTTATTCAACTACAACAAATGATGATTTATATATTGCTCCAGAGACAGGTGGTACTGAATATTTACATCTTGGGGGTGAAAGTACAAGATGGAATAGTGTTTTTATTGAAGTCGAAGATTATGCAAGCGTGCAATGCTCAGGGACATCTACAAGTTCAGTTACGCTTGATGGATCTACAACAGATCCATTTATAATACTGCGTACTGATTATGGGACCATAGTACAATCAAGCTTAGAGGTTAGAGCTAATGATGCAACTTATGGAGAATCTGTATTATGTTATATTCACAATGTAATTAAATTAGCAGTTCAATCTTCAGAAATTTCTGTAGCTTGCGATATTATACCATTTACAGATGATGCTTATGATCTCGGATCTGCTTCCAAAGCTTTTGCTGATGGTTATTTTGAAGGAGATGTCCGTGTAGATAGACTTATTTCAAAAGATGATAGCGATCGTATGATAGATATGAATGTATCTAGTGGAATTGCTATAGATAGTTCGACATCAAATCCTTATAGTAGAATGTATGTTAGTAACTCACAATGTTTTCTTAGATCACGTGACAGTTCTGGATATGATTCTGGAATATATATTGCAGACAATTCTGTTGAGATTAAAGTTGATGGTGCCACAGTATTTGATGCTCAAGAAGATACAGTATATGTTGGATCTAATGATTCAGCACCTTATGCATTACTCTCGCTTGCAACTACGTTAATATGTCTCGGTTATTATAGTGTTTCCGGGTGGGAAGGGAATGTTCTTTGTACGGAAAATGCTGTTTCATTACGCCATAGTACAACACAAAAATTAACAGTTACTAGTTCTTCAATAATACTTAAAGAGGATATTACTTGTGATACTGACAGTGCTTATGATATTGGCACAGATGGTGTACGCGTAGCAAATATTTATTGTGATACCATTTATAGAAACGCTGAAGCTGATATTGCATTTGCAAATAAATGGAAAATTAGAGAATTTGGTGTTACGGATGAGATGGTTGAGTGGGCTGCTGAACATGGAGATGTTAGTAGAATTGCGAAATATGATAAAGGCATACAAATTATGGATAAAGAGGGAGAAATTGTTGCAGTATTTCATGATGATGGGTTTTATGTCAAAGGTGGGAAGGTAAAGGATTTGAATGAATTAAATTTAATTTAATTTAATTTAATTTAATTTAATTAAATTTAGTAAACTAGGAGAATTTACATAATGGCGCAAATAACAATCACAATACCTGATGATAAAGTAAGTAGAGTTTTTAATGCTTTTGACAAAAAATACATGTATGAAGGGGATGGAACTCCAGCAGATAAATTAGCTTTTGTAAGGAAGCATCTTGTGGATTACATTAAAAGAATTGTTCGTGGAAGCGAAGTTGATGCTATTAGACGGCAACTAATTGATGATTATAGTGAGATTGAACTTGAATCTGAACCTGAAGCATAAATTATAATTATGAGCATCATAACTCTTTTTAGATATTACGAGGATGAGTTTTCTACAGCAAGTATAATCTTGTTTAATGGTAAATTTGTTTGTTATGGATTAGAGAATAAAGAGAGAAAAATTTCCCCCGGGCTATTTAAAATTACGTTGAGAAAAGCTGGAAAGATGCACGAAGATTATAAGAGAAAATTTTCTTGGCATGAAGGAATGTTGGAATTAAAAGGAGTGCCGAATAGAAGTTGTATTTATTTTCATATTGCGAATTATTTTCAGGAATTAAAGGGTTGTATTGGTGTTGGAACTAATCCTATTCACGATGAGAATTTACTGAAGATGCTTACACATTCGAAAGTGGCTTATAAAAAACTCTACGAATTTGTTTTAGAAGCCGTTAAGAAAGAGGATTGTTCTGTGATTGTCGGGGATGCAATAGATTTGATAAAATACGATTTTAGTTCAAATTAAAATTAAAATCAGAATTAAAATTAAAATTAAAATTAGAGAGGAGTTAAAGAAAAATGAGTTTTAAAAGTGCAATTTCTGAGGTTTTTAAGAGTGCGAATCCGGTTGGTGTTATTACTGGTGCAGTTAAAGATATTGTTAGCAGTTTTAGGATGGACCCAGAGAAGCAAAAAGAATTTGAAATCAAAATGCTCGAAGCGCAAGTGAAAGCGCAAGCTGTTCAAGCGCAATTAGAACAAAGTGTTACTAGTGTTTTGTTAGAGGCCGATAAAGAGCGGGAGAAGCGAATTAGAGCAGAAGTTGAATCTGAGGATTCTTTTGTTAGAAGAGCAAGACCTTCTTGGCTTTACGGCCTCCTAATTATCTATTCTCTTAATTATGGTGGAACTACGATTGCAAATTGGTTCTCGGAAACCCGACTAAATCCTGTAGATTTTCCTTACGAAGTTCATGCATTAACACTTGCACTTGTCGGCGGATATTTTGTTCTGCGAGAAGTTGGCAAGAGTGGTAAGAAAATTACGAATCTTTATAGGGATTGAAGTTTATTATATCTCCATTATTTTTCTTAATCTCTTCCTGAACATCATTAAAACATGCATCACAATAATCTTCAAAACTATTATTATTCACGCAATAAATACACACATTTATATGACATATTCGACAAATAATTATTTCGTCTGGAGTATAATAATTATAACAGGATTCGCATTGGATTATTGATTCATCATAAAATTGCATTTTTAGTTTAAGTCAACCTCCCAGCTTTATTTTCTTTAAGAAGTGTATCTAATTCTTTTGAGGCTTTTCTTTGCGCAGCTAAGGCTTTTGTCAATGAAGTGTATATGTATACTTCAAATCCAATTCTTTGGTATAGTTCGTCATAGTAGTAGATCTCCATACTATATCCATGCGTATGCATTGTAAGACACACTGCTCCAGTTACTGCATGTTTTTTATAATTATTATAATTATTATAATAAGTCATTTTTCTCTTCTCCTTTTCTTCTTTAAATCTCAAAGAAAATTAATACTAATATATCCTCTAAAGGAATCTGTTAGAAATAAATCTACAATTTTCTTAACTTCTCTTGCGTTCATCGGAGTTAGTCTTTGAATCAATCTTAACTCTCGATCTCGCATCTCGACTAAGATGTGAAGTGGTTTTTTAACTTCACATTTACATTCAGAATCTTGATCTTTTTTATTCATTTATATTAAGCTCCTGCTCTTGCTCTTGCTCTTGCACATAATCTAAAAGTGCAACATAACCAATTAAATCTTTTTTCGTGTCTATATCCATTCTTGTATGAAGAAGTCTTGCGATTTTGATAAAAAGCATAAACATCATAATATCTGATGTTTTTAATCCAACATGTATTCTGCAATATTTCATTAAATACATCTCAAAGAGATGGCGAGCAATGTTGTAGGTTTTAAAAGCATCTCCATATAAGTGTTCACGCTTTTCTAAAGTTTGTATAACTTCTTCAAGGATTGTTGTTTTGGTTCTTATTTTTTGCTCTTGTTTAGGCTTTTGCATTACTATTTTTGTTCTCCTTCTCCTTCTCTTTCTCTTTCTCTTTTTCTTTTTCTTTCTCCTTCTCTTTTTCTTTTTCTTCTCTCTGCTTCTTAACTCTTCTTCTAATTTCAGCTCTCTTCCTTTCTAAATCCTCCTTTCTTTTAATTTCTTGCTCTTTCAACTCTTTCAACTTTTTTGCCCTCCAATCTCGATAAAATTCGGTACTCATATAAATAGTTTTGTTGTCTTTAGTTTGACTCCCAACAATTTTGCCCATCTCGTTAATATTAGCGATTATTGAATTAAAGTGCTGAACACTTTTAATATATTGACTTACATGAGAAAAAAGCTCTTTTCTTTCAACACAACCTTTAGCTTTAATAATTTTATAAATCAATTCGCCAATTTTCGCCTCTTGCGTTGCTCCAATATGAATAAAAGCGTTTGCCATATTCTTTTCTACTGCTTTTAATAACAATCTCGCATTTTTTAAATGCTGTTCTGTTATAATTAAAGAATCGTCAATCGCAATAGAGCAAAGCATTGCAATTTTTATAATCAAAACCTCAATTCTTTCAACAAAACCGCTAAGGAATAACGCATAATCTTGTTTCCGCTCTTGCAACTCCAAATACCATTTTCTATGAGCTTCTCGCGCTTCTGGGGTCACCCTTACTTCGCCTTCAAGTCTTGAGATGTGTTGCAAGTCTGCAATAAGCATTTCTTTTAAAGCTGATTTTTTGTCACTAAATTTAACATCTGTAAGTGGTATCGCCTTTTCTTTTTTTTCTTCAACAACAAATAAAAATCTACCCATAAAACCGCCACCAAGATCAGAGTTTTTAAAAATGGTAGCAAGCCACTCTTTTGTAGAACATCCAAGTAAATTTACGTAAACATTCTCTAGATAATTTTTCCCAGAAGTTTTAGTTGTATAATCGTAGTGTGTCGGACAATCATAAAGTGCAGTTAGTTGTTCGTTTAACCCCTGCAAATATTTCACATGACCACTTAACATAGTAGAGAGTTCTGGAGCGTATAAAAATCCATGTGATGTTATTTCGAACTCTAATTTCTCTTTTCCGTCATCATCATTGCTTTCCTTTTTTATAATCTCTGTAGCTGTGAGTGCTTCTAGAAGAGCTTCTGGTGTCGTCTTATCTCTTATAATTTTAATGCCATCAACATGCGTTAATAATTCTATTCCTAAATTCGATGCTGTCGTCTTTCTTATACCGCTAGGACCAATTAACGCTACATATAAATTAGGAAAGATATGTAAATGTTCTTTATTTCCAAACCACACTTTTCTTTTTAACACAGCAGCTAAAATGCTAAAAGCAGTCCAAATATGAAATGATGTAGGCGGTTCTGTAAAATCAAATATATCTAAATATGATTTGATCCAGCTATCTTTTAATAGCCTCATATTGCGATTTCTTCCATATCACGCCAATTTTCTTTGCCAATTTTAAATTCAATAGGGATATACACTTTATAATTTTGCACTGGGATCTTGAAATTAGCGCACTCCTTAATATATTCTATAGCTTTATCCAAATCTTTAGGCTTTATTGTCATTGTGATGCCATCGTGCATTTGATGAACGACTTTAGCTAAATGAGAATTGTAAAGCTTCATCAAAATTGTATTAGTCCAGTCAGCTACTGTAGATTGCGGATACCATGCGAAAGCAGCCTTATACATTTCATAACCTACACGGTCTCTGAAAACCATACGGCGTCCAAATGGATTATATAATTTTCTGTATTTTTTAACTTCCTCTGCTAGTTCTTGTTGAAAAACGTTTTTAATATTCGGAAAACCTTCGTGATATTTTTGCTGCCAAATCTTTGCTTGTTTGGATGTAACCATAGGTTTTCCAAACTTTGCTGCATCTAGATTGTAAACTTTCGCAAATAATGCTGGTCCCATTCCATAGTTAGATGCGTGAACAATTCTTTTAGCTAAATAACGTGTGTCCCCGGGCTCGTTTCCAACTATTTCTGCTGGAGGCAATCCGAAAATTATTGAACCTGTTTGGCAATGAATGTCTTTGTTTGATTCGAAAATGCGAATTAGTCCATCAACATCTCGTGCTCGATATCCAACGATGCGTGCTTCCGCTTGCGCACCGTCAACCTCTAAAAACCACTCATCCGGCGGTACATGAATCATGACGCGCATTTCATGCGTCCAATTCTGTAAATTTGTTCCAGTATTTAATGGTGTTTTTGAGCTTCTCCAACGGCCAGTTTCTGTGAAACCATAAGAAGTTCTAATTTTATTATCCGAATCTACCGATACTCTTATATTATTTCCAAAGAGCGTTCTCTTCTCACTTATTTCTGCGGCGAGTTTAAGAGCTTTTATATTATGTTTCGCTGCGTATTCATTAACAATGTATTTGTCTGCGCTCGGATTTCCAGCGCGATTTCTTTTTATTGGAAGTTTTAAATCTTGATATAAAAACTCTACCATTTGTTTGGGAGATTTAACATTTAAAGGTTTGTTAACGATGACATTTAATTGTGCTTGTTTCTTGATTATTTCTTTCGTGAATTTTTCTTCTAACTTTTCTCTCTTTTTTGAATCGAAAGGTAAACCTCTTAAACTTAAATCTAATTGAATAAATGCTTGTTTTAAAAATCGTTTTTTATAAAACTCCCATAAATCTGCTTCTTCAAGCTCTTTTTTTAATTTCTCTGCAATCTCATGTAGAACTGCAACATCTTTTGCGCCGTATGTCCAAAATTCTTCCTCACCAACTCTTGTACCCCATTCCTTCCCTTCATCTTTATAGTAAGGTTCTTTAGTCCAAATACTGCATAAGAAGTCTAAACCTCGCGGGAGTTCAGGTTCTAAACATTGCATTGCAGTCATTGTATCCATGAGAAGATTTTCGCATAGTTTTTTATGATTGAATCCATGAATTGCAAGATAAAAGAAGTCGAAAGCAACAATGTTTTGACCTAAAATACGACGACCACAATTTTCTAGTAAATCAGTAAGAGCTTGCCAAATAATTATTTCTTGATCTAATGGAAAATAAGACTCACCACTTTTGTATTGGAATGGGATTGTTATTGCGCTTTTTTTACTAATAGCTAGCTGAATTGAGCATATTTTCTTTAATGTTGTTTCAATATCAAGACCGATACAAGATGTTGGTTTTTTATTCTTGCAAAGATCGATATATTCTAAAACTTGTTCAAATGTGGGACGAATTATAAATTCGCGTTCAGGTAGGATGAGCTCTTTAAAAGAGGATTCTTCTTTAAGCTTTTTTATATCAGCTACAAAAGGCGTGAAGTATTTTTTCCAAGCTCTTAAAACTGCTGCTGGATGTAAAATTGGGAACGCTTTAACGTTTTTTATTGGAGGGAATATGCATTTTATTCTACTTCCTCGCCATTTTTCAATAGAAGTTTTTCCGCATAAAATTCGTAATGCTTGTTTTCCGACAGGGACGATTAAATAAGGATCTTCTAGAAGTTCTAATTCAAATCTTAAAAGTTTTATGTGTGTTTCAAATGTTTTTGGGTTTTCTTTTACAAATTTAGCAAAATCATTCTTCGGAGGTCGAGTTTTAAGAATGTTTGTTATGTAACATTCTTCTGGATTTACTCCAAATTTTTGTAAGAGTTCTCTTAATAATTTTCCACTTGATCCGATAAATGGTCTTTTCTCTTTATCTATTGCTTCCTCACCGCCCGGGGCTTCCCCAACTAAAACGATTTTTGCATTAAGCGGGCCTTGTTTGAAGGGTAGTTGTGCGTGTTGAGCATGAGTAAATTTCGATTTTGACATTTTCTTTTGTGAGTGTCACTTTAATTTATTTTTTGTCTCTGGTTTCAATCACAATGTAGAAAAGGATTATAAAAAGTAAAGGTATAGTGAAAACTAAAAAGTGAATTGTTGTATACATTATTTTTTTCTTTGTGGATGATATATTTTATGGACTTATTTTTATAATTTTATTTACAAAAGACCGAATTTGGTTCAATATGAGACCTCCATCAGCACTCGGATCAATCGATATTGCAATATGAGATTTTTTATAGAGCTTTAATTGATGATCCTTAAGCACCATTGGAATTAAAACTAAACGCCATTTATCAGATAAATTCTTAAGAGTAAGCGTTTTCGGTTCATCATAACATTGTGGGGCGTTTGTTTTATAGCAAACATAAGCTCGTTCAAGATTATCATTGTCAGCTCTTATACGAATGTATACTTTTTTATTTTTGGTATCGACCATTTAATCCTCTCTATATTTTCATCAACAACAATATATAAATGTCGCGTTCCGACTAATGCATCCCATTCAACCAATAATTTTTTAGCCTTCTTCTTTTTGTTCTTCACGGAGTTTTAATCTTTAATCTTTAAAAAATTTAGACAACATTGATATAATTAGCGTTGTGATAAATACAGCTAAAAGAAAACTTCCTACTATAATTATGATTGTCGCTACCAACATCCAGAACGTAGCAGTAGCCCAAAGCCAAGAGATTGAAATTAAACCTGCAATCTTTAGGCCCATAGGGATAAAGAGAATAAAAAGCAAAATTATAAAAAACATAGGAGCGGGAACTCGCAGTCGTTTTAAAATTACCCCGTCTTCACCTTTTTTATCAAATCCAATTACGCCTGGATCTTTAGTTTTTATTGTAGTTATTATTATCGTCATTTTATTACGCAACCAATGTATCATTTTAACTGTCTCCTTCTATGATGTTTTAACGCTTTAACGCATTTTTTAATAGAATCAAGTCTCCATTAGAAAAATTTAATGTTTTCATTAGCTTTTCTCTCTAAATAATCGCAAAAATCAGTTCTCCAGCCGCCTTTGTTATGAGCACATTGCAATGGATTTATTTTTCCTAAAGTGTGTAAAATAAATAAGCTTAGATTCTTCAAAATTCTAAAACTAATCCTAGCTTTTCTCATTGAGAATCTCCACCAACATAAATTAGCTAAGACTTCTCTTTTATAATAAGAAGGATTGTAATAGCGACACCAAAGTCTTCTTAAATTGACATAGAAACACTGTTTTATTGACATTTTAATTCTTAACAATTTTAGGTTTGGGAATAATAATTCCACTACTTTTTGCTTCAGTTAATTTATAAACAACCTCCTTAACATATAAAATAGCTTCATTCATTTGTGGAATATTCATATCATGAACTTGCATTTTTTGCCGTACCCAACCGTCAACCATACTCCTAAAAATATTACTGGGCAAAGATCTTGTAGCCAACTCTAATATTAAATCTGCGGTAAAATCAAGCAACATATCTCTTCGCATTTGCATTAGAAGTATATCTGATTTTTTATCTTTATCTCCATTTTTATTATCTTTAAATCTCATCTTGATCAAATCCATAAAGTTCGGGTCTTGTAAGAAGACCGCAATTTTCAGGTAAAGTTATTTGGATACCATACTCTTTTCGCGCAACGTCCAATAAATGTGCAAGCCCGGGGCGTTGACATTTATATTCGTCAGTAAGGATCATATCAACCCCGAAAATGCTAATTTCGTTAAAAGCACGGTTACTATAAACTTTATGTTCATAAAGAGCGCAGCCAATCATCCAAGAAACTGTTGATTGAAACCAATCCCAACCAAGTTCAAAAAGAATAGCATCTTTGTTTATAATTCTTTGATTTTTTAGGTCTGGAAGTACTCTTGTAGTATATATTGGGACATTTAAATCGTTTAAGAATTTAGCATGATCTTTAACTCTTTCGTTATTCTTTAAAACGTTGCTACGATGAACCTCAAACCACCGTGTAATATTTAATTCTTCTAACCAAGTGTCAGGAATTAAAGAATATGCTTCGTTTAATCCCCAACATTCTGTCCAATAAGTTCGATCATAGTCTTTTAATGCAAGTAAGCTGGGGGCACTCATTCCTAAAATTAGAAGTCTTTTTGAATATGTTTTTAAAAGTTGTGTACCTCTCATTATTTTATAAACCTTTATTAAGGAGAGTTAAATTTAAAGCCAAATTCAAACTCAACTCTCCTTAAATTTAAATTGAAATTGAAATTATTAGCTACACTCTATTATTATACTGTTTCCTCATCTCCAACTTCTTCGTCTTCTGGAGGCCAATCTCCCCTAACTTCCGGAATGGTTTTTTCAACACGGTAAAATTTACTAACTTGATTACGAATACCATATTCTTCCGAAATTCGCAGATCAACTTTTGCTCCAACTTGGCACCCAACTACTGCCTCAGCATTAAAACTTCCGGGTACGATTTCAACACCGCAGGCTTGTTGTAATTGTTTTACAAGCCAAAGTGCAGAATCAACAAGCGTCAAGCTGAAATAAAATTTGTCTACTTTTTCACAAATATCATCAGGAGCAAGAATTGTCGTTGCATAATGCAGCATTGTATTACCGGCTTTTGATTGTCCAGCCTTTACAGAGTCAATCTGTAAAATTACGATTGCCGGGGGAATTGGTTTTAATTCTTTTATTGAAGTTAAATCGATGTTAAATTCTAATTCCATTGTTTTGATTCCTTTGGTTTTGATTTTTGGTTTAGTTTCTTTAGTTTTTAGTCTTAATTTTGATTTTGATTTTTGGTTTAGTTTAATTTAGTTTTTAGTCTTAATTTTAGTCTTGATTTAGTTTTTAATTTAATTCAATTCTCAATCTTAATTCCCAACTCACCTCCTCCCTTCTCAAAAGCTTTTAATACACACTCAATACAATGTTCAATAGTATCGAATGGCATTTTAATGCCTTCAGTTTGTGTTTTGGCGATATACTTATAATCTTTATCGGTTTGAACTCTTCTCTTGAGCCCAGCACCGGTACCACTTTTATCTAATCGCCAAACTTCATTAAAATATAAACCCAAAGAACTCGGTAATACTCGCCCCCGCACACTAGGCGTACAGTATGTTTTTCCTCCTTCCGTTGTATCTTCGAAAGATCTTATATGTGCGGTTAAAATCAAAAGAGCTTTTGAAGATATATGAGTAAATTGTGGCATCATTTGTTCTAATAAATCTACTAAGACTCCGTAATCCTGCATGTTAGATAAAAAATCTAAATGTCTTGCCACTTTATTTATTTTATGAACATAATTCATCATCATATGTTGCATAGTTGTTAAACTATCGATTGCAAATCCGCCATAACCTTCATGATCTTTTTCAAATTCATTTATTCTATACATCCATCTTTCGAAAGATTCACCTTTAGTTTTTTTAGTATCTACAAACAGTTCAACATCTCCATCATGTTTTAATTTATGGAGCGTTCTAGTGCCGTCGAAATCCATAATATATAGACCTTTAGTCCCAAGCTTTTTTAATCCTTCATGAATTAAATGAAGCATGTGTGTTTTTCCTGCTCCAGCATGGCCATAAATAATGATTTTCGAAGGCATCGACTTTTCTTCTTTTGGAATAAAGGTCTTCTTCTTAAATGTTCCTTTATAAAGTTGCTTCATGTCGTTTTTAAGTTCCTTTCAATTCATATATTTTTTCAGTATTCTCGAAATTATCAACAAAATGTTCCGTTATGTCATAAGCTCGCCATGTAAAATCTTTATACTCACCTTTAAGAATCGAATTTCTTACATGTTCATCGTTTGTCATACACAAAGGTTCATATTCGCATCGCCATCTTGTAAAACCACATCCAGAGGGTGCATTTTGATAAAAAGCACTCATCCCAATTTTTCTGGCTTGTTTAATAAATGCGATTTGTGTTTGGATTTGTATTGCACGATCTTGAAGCTGTTCTTTTGATCTCGTTGTTATTCTCCGTTGAAAAATTTTCTCGTAAAAGTTACTAGAATCTTTTTTGAAAGGATGAATTCTAATGGCATTTATAATTGCTCCACCAAATTCTTCATTTAAAATTTGTGAAGCCGCAAAAATATAGTTTGAAATTTGGTTATTTATAGCAAATTTATCCCAATAAATTGAGTTTAGTGGATTTTTGGTATGTTTATGTTCCCAAATATATAGTTTGTTGTCTTCCTTCCAGCGAACAATCCTATCAATTCGGCCATAATAAATTCCGACGCCTACATCGATAGAAAAACTAATCTCTACAAAAGGTTCTCCTTTAGAATCTAAAACAGTTTCGAATTGTTCATCTTCTCTTTTTCTTTTGTAATAAGATGCATATTCTTGCAATAAAAGAATGCCATATTCTATGCTGTAAGGATGTTCTTCAGTCATTTTTGCTGGAATTTGTGAACCTTGACGCTTACAGGCGCTTACAAAACGTTTTAAACCTTCTTTAACATCTCCTGAAGTATAATATTCATCAAAAAATTCATGCATTGCAGCACCGTATGTTAGTGGCATTGCTTCGCTTTGTGAAACAATCCCAACTTCGCGGGCGTAGTAATACTTCCGGGGGCATTGAGAACATATATCTAAGGATGTTCCATCAAAGCATGAATCTTCAGTTAATTCTTTCAGGTTTTTGTTTTGATTTTGATGATTTTTCATCTTCTTTCTTTTCTTTTTCTTGCTCTTGCATTTTTTGCACAATAATATGACTCTTTTCAACGGTTAAAATCTTTAAGATTTTATCTAATGTGCTGAGTTTTTTGGCTTTCTTGAATTTTTCCTTTCTAAATTCTTCAACTTTTGTAAAAACATCCCTCAACTCATCATCATCCATGCTTGAGATGGTTTTGAATTTAAAGATTTCAATTAGGTCTATGGCCATTTTCTTTTTCTTCCCTCTTCTCTTCTTTCTCTTTCTTCTTTTCTTTCTCCCTCTCCAGCTTCTTTAAATTCTCAAGATTCAAAATTTTCTCGGCCTCTCTTCTTAAAATATCCTGAAAAAGCAATTCAATACTAAGAATTATAATATCCTCCATAGTATAACCGCTATGAATACTTAAAAGCCTAATTTTAGTGTGTAAACTCAGAGGCAATTTCCTAATTAAGACCTTTTTAACGTCTTTACTCTCTTTTTTCTTTTGGAGTTTTGCTATTTCGTCTTTATAAACTGCTAAAATGCTCATGAGTTTTTAGCCTGTCGCTGTTTTAACCGTGAAAATTGCGTTTTGATCATCAACTTAAGTTGGTTTATTGAATCCCCATTAGAGATACGCCTCAACTTTAAAAATCTATCTTCTTTTTCTGAATGTAATAACATCCTAATTTTGTACCATGAAGGATCTATTTTTACATTACAAACTCTACAAACGTACATGTGTAAATTTTTGTCAAAATATATTGTATGTCTTGCGAAACACTTAAAACAAACATAATCTTGTATATTTTGTGGAAGTTTTATCTCTTTAAAAGAAAAACCAGCAAGTGAGAGTTTGTATTTTAATTTTTGATTAAAAGTTCTTGAAGATTTTTGGGAATTGTCGATTAAAATTCTCGGAGAACTATCTTGCATATTTTGATGTTTCAAAACAAGTTTGATAAACTTTACAACAACACTACTTGTAGTATGCATGAACCAAGAAGTGATTTTAATTAGTTTTTTCTTTTTTAGTTTATCATTTTTGAACCACGCATTTTTTGTTGTACTAAGTAAATGCTTATATTGTTTCGATGGTATTGTAAAAAGAAAAAATTCACCAGACTTATTTATTGCAACAACCATTGCAATAGTTTTGGCTAAGGATTTATAATAAATTCTGTTCGATGTAATTAAAATTAGAGGATATTTTTGAGCTTTTCGTACTGTTGTTTGTATATGTAATGCGAATACAGCATACCACGTGGTTTTTACGCGATAAAAGCTAACATTCGAAATATTTGATTGGTGTCTTTCCAGTTGCTCTGTATGAACTGGAGCGCAACAAATAGAATATGTTGAGTCTTTTAGCGTAAAGCTAGAATTTAGTTTAAAATTAAAAGTATTTTTAGATTCGCCGGGGGTCAATCTGATTGTGGGATTTGGAATTATTGTGACACGCAAAGAATCTAGGTCTAGATTTTTAGGGAGTGATGTTTTTGGGTCATAACGTAGTTTTGATTTGTACGCGAAGAAAATGCATCGGATTTCGCGCAAGCATAGGTCTATTGCATCAATTTTTGACGTTTTTTGCTCAAGTTCGCTTCGTATTTTTTGTAAAAGACCATTTAGATTAACTTTTTTGATTTTAGTTTTAGTTTTGGTTTTAGTTCTTGAATTCTTAATCGCATCATGAAGAATTTTTAATGCGGTAGTCAATAAGGTTTTATGGAAAAAAGATGCTTCTTCTTCTAAAAGGGATTTTTGTTCTTCTGTTAAATTTAATTTTGTTTTTATTGCGAGGACGGTAGAGGTTTTCAATTTGAGGTTCTTTCTTTTTTTCTTTTTTCTTTCTTTCTTGTTTTAACGTCTCTTTTTCTCTTCTCTCTAAAATCAATTCCTTTCTCTCTCAAAAATAAAATTAAATGGGCTGTGTTACGCAGCCCAAGGAATTAAAGAATTTGTACTTTAATTCCTTACGAACTCTTGAAAGGAATAATCCGTAGTCCAGTGGATCCTAAGAGTCTAACACATCCAAGAGGGCTTGTCAAGCTATTTAACTCCTTTAGAATCAGCTATTTAGCTTCGGTGGGTGATATCACCCACCCCGGGCGGATATTATAATAAATTATCTATTAAGCTAATTGTATTTAAATCTCTCTCTCAATTTTTCTCAAAAAGTTTTTTCCTTCTCATAATCATACCATAATTCAGCAATAAATTCGCCTCTTCCATCGGCAATATTATATTAACCCAATATCGCGCTTGAGACTACTACCTTCCATCTTTATTCTCAACAATCAGAAAATCATATTCACCGGATGGATCGAGCACTTTGTATCCCGGTTTACAATCTCCGCAATAATTCATGCATGGTATTAGTTCTCCAATTTCACATGCACATTCGTGGTTGGTTTCATAAAGACCATCATAACCGTTTTCCCTTAAATATTTTTCGATAATTTCAGATACTGTCATTTCCCCCATTTCTCATCCTCCAGCTTAACCGCCTTTACGATAATCCCGGTAAGTAATTTATTTATATCCACTAATTCTTCGAGCATATCAGCCATTTCCAATTTATCGCGTTCACCGATCATCCATGTACCGTCAGAACCGATACATCGATCGATTAAACTTTCGGCGTCCTTGACAATGCGTTCTATGGTGTCAAGATCAATCCGCTCCTCAAGGGTTTCACACAATACCCTCAAGGCTTTTTCCTGAACTTTGTCGATGAGGATCATTTCATTCATCCCATTCTCCTCTTCTAAACCACCACCATTTATCAGATCGAAATTCTTCACACTTCTCTTTCCACTTTTCCCTGTTCTTTTCGCTACCCTCATCACAATTTTCACAGACTATAGGATTTCCACTACCTCCAGGGATGTCGTTGGTATATTGCCATCTCCAGCAATCTCCAGGCTTGAATTTGTAGCCGCAGAATCCGCAGCGAAAGTATTTCCCATTCTTACCTCCTCCCCACAAAGCCTTACAGTCTGATTCTGTAGCGATGCGTGGTTTTCCGTTAGTGAAACGGCCAATCATTTTTCACCTCTAATAATCTGATCTCGGCCTACTCGTCGGGATTATGTCTACCTATAAATGATAATCCATCATCCCAATACCCAACATACGTTATTTTTCTTTATCTTCCTCGTCTAGTAAAAATTCTTCTATTCTCACTATTCGCTTATCTAATTTCAACTTTTGGGCTTCCGCTTTTTCTTTGTCAGTCAATACCGCGATAGGCCAGCTACATTCGTATCCATCGCCCTCAAGAACTACATAAACTTTGTTCGGATACTTTCTCGTGTTCCATGCTTTTATTGCATTCTTTCTAGAAGTCTGCCATATTCTTTCTGGATCTGAATTTCCGGTGCAATCTTCTTTAGGGCATCTCACAGCGTAGCAAACACATTCCAGAGAATATGGATAATACAGGCTCTCTACTTTTGTTGGAACAGTCCCGCAGAATGGGCACGGCTTAATTAGTTCTTTGGTCATAATTCCTTCTCCCTTGGTAATCGGATCTCGGCTCAATAAAGCTTGGATTAAATTCGTCAATCTTCAACGATACAGCTATACTCTCACCGCCATCTAATACAGCATATAAATCTCCTCCGCTCTCATGCGAATCATAAAAAAGATCAACATGAACCGCGGCAAACAGATTACCTTCCATGTCCCATATTTCGATCATATGCTTGTCCTTGTCGTTGGGTTTTAAAATTATTCTCATTTCTTTTCTCCTTTAAACTTTCCCAGCAATATTTAGATCTTCGTTATATCTCCTTATTTCAAAACTCTTTTACTCTAACAATTCTTACAGGCCTTAAATACTCCACCACACGAAGCAAGTTAGAAATTGAGGAGCCAACTGTTACTGCACATATATGATTAAAGGGATGAATATCCATTGACATATACCAAGAGTTTCCTATTTTCCACTTTTTATAACTTATATGTTGTTTTATTGTTGCGAAGTTTTTTACATGTTGAATTACACTTTGTATATAAAATAATTCTAGTCTATTCGTCAATCTTTTTGGCTTTGAACATTCACATTCTAAACCTACTATAAAAATTTCTGGCCCATCAGCTAAAAAATCTTCCATAGATATTTTAACCTTATTATTATTATAAAAACATGATATCCAGTCAGGATAAATAAAAATTCCAGGCATATAAGGCTTATTCCTTGAGATTTTTCCTAGTTGATATTTTATTGAAAATCTCGAATCTTTATTAATGACTAAAGAAAAAAAAGCCGATGGTTCTTTTTTATATAAAATAACTTCTTTATAACATTTGTAATTTAATTTCAACATTCATTTATCTTTCTTAAATTAATAATCTTTTTTAATCCCAACAATTCTTATAGGTTTTAAATATTCTACTACGTAATCCTTATAGTCATGATAAAACTTTATTCGGTTTTTAAGGAAAGTAGAATAAATACTAAACATCATACACCATTCATTTTCAAACTTTTGCTCTTGATAATTTATATAATTCTTTACTTCCCCGAGATTTTTTATAGTGGAATTTAATAAATACAAAGAATAGAGGTCTAATACAGCTGATATTTTCTTTAATTTTGAACATTGACATTCTAAAATTAGTGTAGCATATTCATATTCTTTAGTAGATAAATGATGTATAAGAAGGTCTTTGCTTTCTCCAGGAAAATGAAGCTGATCTGGGCAATCTTTATAAATAAACATGCCTGGAAGATGAGGCTTGTTACGGGATATTTTTCCTAATTGATATTTTATTGAAAATTTCGAGCTTGATTTTGCGTGTGCAGATGCAAAAGTTAGAGGATTTTTCTTGTAAAGTATTACTTCTTTATAACATTTGTAATTTAATTTCATTTTCTTTTTTTTCTCCTTTCTTTATCTACAAAAGCTTATAATAAAACCGAATAACCAACAACTTCAACCGGCATTAAATATTCAACAACAAAATGACTATCTCTGACTACTGCATAATTCTGCGGTATTATCTGTACATAGTCTTTTGTCCTTTTACAATCAAAATGCGATGCCATTTTGCGAATTTTTACGTGATCTTTTTCAAGATTCCTGAGATTACGCAAAGAAAAATAATCAATCAAAGGTTGAGGCTTAGAACATTTGCACTTTAGGACTGCGCCTGTTCTCCATAATTTACTAGTACTGAGATTCTTTGGGCATTGTATGTATACAAATATCCCCGGAAAGCCTGGTTTATTCCGTGATATTTTATCTAATTGATATTGTATTGATAATTTGGACTTCGGATGTAGAATAGCAGACCTAAAAACTAATGGATTTGTTCGATAAACTAACACTAATTTATAACAAGTGTAATTTAATTGCATTATCTTCTCTTATGTTCTTTTTTTATTCTTCACGATTAAAAGATTGTGCTCACTAGATGGATCTGGTACTTTCTTAGCTCCTTTTTTCATGCTGTTTTTGGTTCAGCACTTCGGCCATTTTATCACTCATTGGTATTAACACCATTCTGTCTTTTAGAATTAGTTTCACCTGAAACCATGCTCCACAGACCTGAACATATTGACCCCTGGTAAAATAAGGATGAGGTCTTTTAGTTACACGCTCCAACAATATCTTTGCGATTTCTGCTTGCTTTTCCTCTTCAAAAAAAGTCATTTCTCCATCAATATTCATTGTGATTTTTCCTTAATTAATTTAAATGAAATCTTAAGAAGGTGGAACTAATTCTTTTCTATAATCTCCCCAGCCCATTTCACCGATAACAACACTTTCAACTTCTTCAGCATTAACCACTTTTTTAATGTCTTCTAAGAAATTTTCAGTCACAGACATTTTTCATCTCCTAATCTTCATCTTCATCTTCCAAATCCAAAAATACAAGCAGGAAAGCAGAAAACATATTATAATCCACCAAAAAGGGCCAAATAAAATCAAGACAAATAAAACTTTTGAAGCATCATCTTTATTAAGAGAGTCTATACCGTATTTTTTATCCAAAAATAACAAAAGCAACTCTCCAAGAATAGCACCTATAGCGCCGTAAGTTAAAAAGAAAGCAAAGAAGCTCATTATGGAGTTCTCCTAGTAAAAAATTCATCTTCTTCAACTAACCTTTCATAAAGATAAGAATATCTTTTTTGTTCTTTAGTGTTATTTATAGCCCGCGCTATTGCCATTCTATCTCCCATAAATACACACTTTTCTTTAAATCGCGTCATTGCAGTATAAAGAAGATTTCGCGTCAGCATAAATGTGTGGGATGAGGAAATTATTATAATTCCTGCTTTAACTTCGCTGCCTTGAAATTTGTGCACAGTACAAGCATAAGCATGAGTAAGGGCACTCATTTTCTCTTTAGGATACATTATATTTTCGTAGTCAAAGAAGTTAATTTCAAAAACATTTCCTAAATCTTTAATAATTCTACCAACAAAACCGTTAAAAATCCCCAAAGAATAATCATTTATAGTTTGCATAACTCTGTCGTTTTTGCAGAAACCCTTTAAACCTAATTTTTTCGCTTTTGCAAGTGGATTTAAATGAAATCTTAAGAGTGTGTTCAACTCTTCAACACCAACGGATGTAGTTCTTTGCGGGCTTAAAACTTGTATGTCGTCTGGGGAAAAATCTACAAGGAGTTTATCGATTTCTCCTAAAATTTTCTCTCGAATTTCAATCGGAGATTTGCATTCGACGTATTGCATATCTGTATCGTTGAATTTTAAATTTACATTAAATTTTGCACGATTTATTGCAAGTGCATTATTTGCAATAACACTACCAGGGCCTTGACGATGGTTTGTTGTTAGGTATGCTGTAGGGAATTTTTTAGTTTTAATTAAATCTCTTAAGAAGAAGCCCGGGCCGATTGGAGGAAGTTGAAAAATGTCTCCTATGAAGATAATTCTAGTTTTTAATTCTAGAGCTTGTAAAAATCGATAAACTAAATTCACATTTAACATTGAACTTTCGTCAATGATTAAATAATCAAGGTTTCGATATTTATTATTCTTATTGTAATGCCACTGCCCAAACATTCCAGCTTTGAAAAGTCTGTGAATTGTTTGAGCTTTTTCATTGGTAGCTTCTTCTAGTCTTTTTGCAGCTTTACCGGTCGGGGCGCAAAGTTTAAAATTTAAAGTATTATTTTTAAGAGTTTCACAAATAAATTTCGTTATTGTTGTTTTGCCTGTGCCTGGGCCTCCAGTTAAAATGCTGATGTTTTCACCTTTTAAAAGTTTTTTAACTGCTGCTTTTTGAGATTCGTCGAAATATTCTGGAATCTCGTATTTAATTCTTAAATTATTTTTAAATTTTCCTCTCTCTTCAATTATACTTGAAGTTTGTGCTTCCATATGTTCTAACCAATAAATATAAAATCTCTCTCCCTCAGCAACAACAATTTTTCTCTCTTCTTCTAACTCTTCAAGAATTTTATTTAAATCTTTGAGATAAATTTTTAATTTTTTTAACTCTTTTCGAATAAGAAATTTAGGAAGATAAGTATGACCGTAATTTTGGGCGTTGGTTAAAACATATAAGATGGCTGCTTTTTGTCTTCTCTCATCATTTTTATCGTAATTTAAAATGCTAGCTGCTTTATCTACTCTGCCAAAACTAATTCCTTCAACTTCTACAATCTGGTAGATATTTGTTGATAATATTTTCTTTAGTTTTTCTTCTCCATAAAATTCAACTAAACGCTCAGATAAAATTTTCCCAAAACCCATCATATTAAGAGAGAGTAATAGTTTGGGGTCGATTTCTATAATGTTTGATTTTTCTTCTTTCATAAACACCTTCTTATTTTAATTCTAAAATCTTGTGTATCTTCATGAGTTTCTACAAAATCGTGCAGTAATACCAACGCGTTTTGGTAATACAGAAAAGTAAATTGCGCATCTAATAGGTTTTAAATAATATGTACTGAAAAAGCCAGGTGCTACGGAGAAAAAGCTATTACAAAAGTTTTTCGGTATTATAATTGGAGAAGGTACTGATAAATTTATTAGAGAATCTTCTATTTGAGCAAAAATTTCTTCTTTAGTTTTAACATATTTAACTTTTTCACCTAGTTTTAATCTAGTATGTTCTTTAAGAAGATGATAAATTGGTCTTAGGTTAGAACATTCACATTCTAAAATAAAAAAATCACGATTAAATCGGGTGTAATTTAATGCGAAGTTATAAGCAAGACCAAAGTTTTTAAAGACTAAAAATCCTGCTTCATTAGCGCGGATAAGTTTATTTATTATGTATTTTTGTGTATGATATTTTGTGATTGCGGAATAATAAATATCGTTTTGTGTTTGTAATCCAGTTGGTTTTGGTTGATAAACTACTTTGAAGCATTCGTTTTTGAGTTTTAATTTAATATTTGGTTGTTTCGTTTTCGTTTTCGTTTTCGTTTTTGTTTTCATCTTTAAATCTCTCTTTTTTTTAATTTAGTCATTTTAACAGGTGTTTTTTAATTTAAATTTTTCAGTCATTATACTTACTCGCTTTTGGAAAAAATTGTTCTACATCAATCGGCGTAAAAGTTTCTATACAGATATTATATGTACTTTGTGATCTATAAATTCTAGCTTTCAATTTAATAGGCTTGAGTTTATACGTACTGTATGTCCCCGGGGGAGTACTAAATATTTCATTTACGTAGTATTCTGCTGGCAGAATATACTGGGAGGAATTTGATAAATTTATGCAAAATTCTGGTGAGACTGCGTGAATTTCGTTTTTCTTCTTTTCATATTTTATTATGGGTAATTCTCCGCATCTTAAACTCTCTTTAAAAAGTATTTTGATTGGGCGTAGTTTTGAACATTTAGATTCTAAGATTGCATAAGTAAAATCATCTTCTGTGCTTGCGCTTGCGATAGCAAATCTATAAGCATCTGAGTAGTTTTTAAAGACTAGAAAACCAACTTCTGAAGCATAATGTTCTTCGTTTAGATTATATTGTACTTCTCCTAAATCTGTGTGAGATGAATAAAATTCAAAGGGTTCTGGGTTATAAACTACCTTGAAACATTTATATTTTAGTTTTAGTTTATTTTTCATTTTCGTTTTTGTTTTTATTTCTGAACTCATCTTTAAATCTCTCTTTTAAAATATCCATTGGATCATTTACTAAAGATGTTTTAACAATATGATACATTACGTTTTTGGCTTCGATTTTGTGAACACGTTCGTGAATATAATTCATACAAAATCGTAAACTTGTATTTAAATCTACATTTGTTTTTATTACGCGTTTCCAAAAAAGGATTCGATAATTTTTGTATGTTAGTTCTTTAAGTAAAGGTTCGTCGCCTCTTGGTTTTATCTTATAAGATACAAATAAATCGTAGGTTTCTTTGGGTGTGTTTAATTGCTTTTTGTGTTTTGTAAGGGCACTCATAAGTTACTTCTCCAGTGTACTTTCAACAAATTTTTCGTATTCTAGATTAAAAATACTTAAGCATGATAAACAATGGAGATATTTTAGTTTGGGTTTAGATTTAACTTTAGATTTAATTTTAGATTTAGATTCAAGCTCAGATTCTTTATCCTGCAGAAATACCCTATTGAATACCAAATTTGAAGTTAAAACAACCTTATCGCCTCCGCAATTTGGGCAATTCATTCTTTTAAATCCTTATCTTTATTCTTTATTCTTTATTCTTTATTCTTTATTTCTTATTTTTTATCTTTTATTTCAGATTCAGACTTAGATTCAGATTCAGAATTGAGGGAGAAAAAATTACCAAGTTCTTTTTCCATGTTACTAACTTTTTGTAGAACTTGATACATTTCTGCATCAACTTCCCGCAAGGAAATAGAATCTAGTAAATCAACATTGCAGGTGAGAACTGCAAGATTTATTTTCTTTTCATGTAGTGGGGCTAAAACTCTAGTGAGGATTTTTTGCGTTTTGCTAATATCTGTGTTGTTTAGTTTTACTGGGGGCAAACCGACAAGAAGTAGATAATGTTTTTCTCTTTCTTTTTCTCTTTCTCCTCTTCTTTTTTCTTCTTTTTTTTTAAATTCAAAGATTTTAATCTTTGTTTTGTTTTTAATCTTCTTTTTTGCTTCTTCCTCTTCTTTCTTCGAGATTTCTCTCTCTAGATTGTCTAACATAATTTTCTCTTTTCTCTCTCAAATAAATGCTTTCAGCATATTTTTTAGCTAAGTTTTCTCTTCTTAAAGCTAAGATAAAATCTATACTTCTAACTTCGAAAACTTTTGTCATTTTTTTGCTTAGAAAAATTAAATTAAATTAAATTAAAATTAAAATTAAAACAGCAGGAAGTTTATCAATAAACTTCCTGCTGTCTTTGCTTTTGGGAGAGTTGTATGCTAATAAATTAGATTCCCAACTCTTCACAAAGAGCCCGAAATTTTGCCTGGGCTTCTTCGTCGCCGCCCTTTAATTTCTTCCTCAAGATCGTAAGCGGCGAAACTTTCTTGGTCTTTGCATTTCGAAAATCGTTAGTCTGTTTTACACGGTAGCTTGCGTTAATCATGCCAAGAACGACTTCAGCCCCGCGATTTTTTGTCTTTTCGTCGAAAAAGCGAATCGCAGAATTCACATCTCGAAACTGTTCTACATCAACGGTTCCAAGGACCTGTTTCTTTGATTTTACCTCGACTGAAATAACTGCGATTCCTTGATCGTTGTAGACGAGAGGTTCTTTTTCTCTTTTCTCCTTTTCTTCTTCTCTTTCTTCTTCATTTTCAAATTCTTCATCTTCGTAACTGTTCGTTTCCAGTTCCATTTCCATTTTTTGACTCCTTAAAAAAAATTAAAATAAGTGAATAAAATTAATATTTGGAAGTATTTTTTTCTTACTTCCACTTAATTATGAATGTATAGTAGCACACTTTTAGACGTTTGTCAAGTATTTTTTCGTTTTCATCAAAGCCCCAGGAGGCCTCCAGGAGGCAGCTAACCCTTTTAAAATCAACGATTTAGCCCTACTCAAGCTAGAAGGTCTATAAAATTTTAATCATTATCCTTACGCGTTGATGCGCCTAAATAGACTTGCTTACAAGCCTTTAAAGCCTCGACGCAAGCAAACGGATCGAAAGCGAAACAAGAAAACGCATACTTTTTTTCTGTCATAAGAATAACCATGTTACTACCTAATAGATAACAACGAATTTTCTTTAATCTTTTCATACTAGGATGATAAAAAACAAGAAAGACATTTTCTGATAATTTATCGATTAGTTTTTTTAATTTTATTTGTTTAGCTCCATATTTTTCGAAATTTCCTCTAGAGTTGATAATGACTAAAAGGTTTTGATTTTGGTTGTTCTTATTCTTATTTTTATTCTTATTCTTATTTTTAATAATATCGCAAGTAAAATCTGGATCAATATTTATTAGTGTTTTTAATATGTTTTTTTGATAAAAAACGCCTGTAGTTTTGTCTGCGAATTTTAAATAAAGATTTATGTATTTTTGTGGAAGTTTTTTATCAACAACATATAATTTTAGTGTATCTTTGAAGAGGGGAGAATAGTTGTTTTTGTTTTTCTTCATTTTTTAATATTTTAATAAATAAAAATTTTCACAGGTCTAATAAAATATACGCAATAAGGTTTAAATTTTGGATAATTCTTTAATAATGTTAATGGAAACAACCAAGCTATCTTACTTGTATAAAAGAATTCGTTATTCTTCTCATTTTTGACTAACTTAATATCTTTCCTTGAAGCTAAAAGATATTTTAAAGAGCATTTTCCAGCTCGCCAATCGCTAAGAACATGAGTGTTTAAAATTGTTGAAGGTTTCCAAAATTTAGAGCATTTACATTCCATAATATAATAGCGGGGTCTATACTCTCTATAGTCTAGATCAAGAAAATTTTCTTTAAATTCAAAATTTTCAGGATTTTTAATTTCTTCTATATGTTGTTGAGTTTTACAATCGTCATTTGCTAAATTTAAATCTTCTAAAGATTTATAAACAAAAAATCCCATAGTATTTCTGGGAGCTCTTTGTAATTCATATAATTTATATTCTATTGCGGATGTTCCAGAAAATGTTGAACTAAAGAATTTATTCGATTTTTTATCGTATCTAACTAATTTATAACAGGTGTATTTTGTTAAATTTTTTCTCATTTTAGGTTTCTCCGAGAACTTTTTTGAGAATTTACATTAAGAAAGTGTTATGTGTGTGGCTGGGTCCGGTGGTCTGGATGCCGGGGGCGCTAGGAGCTGGAGGCCGTCGATTCGAGCCAGCTAGGGGGGCGAATTCGGGCGATTGGGGCTTACAGGTAGGATAGGATACCTTGCCTCTGGCGCCTCGTCTTGGCCATCCTCCGGCCATCTTCACCCTTTCTTCACCATTATATATTTTTTCTCCTAATCATAAAATTATACAAAAACTTTCTTCGGTTTCAAATAAAAAACAGTATAAGGTTTAAATTCTAAATTATGTTCTATCTTATTTATAAAACAAGAAGTGCAATTTAAATCTGAATCCTCTGTTTGCATTTGTGAAGACAGAAAACGATATTGTATTGTATTTGTTTTTTTGTCTTTTACTAAAGAGATGTTTGGAATTGAAGTTATAATAGATCTAAAAGGTTTTCTCATTTCTGCCCAAAAGTAAAAATCTAGAGGATTTATAAAAGTTTTAGGAATCCAGAATTTACTGCATTCGCATTCTAAAATACAATATTGTCCTGAATAAAGTGTTGAAAGGTCTTTTACTTCTTTTATATTAGAGAAAGAGGAGTATGAGAGTGTAAAACTTGATTTACAAAGATCTTCTAAAGATTTATAAACAAAAAATCCCATAGTATTGTTTGGGGCTTTATGTAGTTTATTTAGTTTGTATTTAAATGCTAAATCTCCTGTTAATGTTACACTTGTAAAAGCATTTAGTTCTTTGTTATAGAAAACTGTTTTATAACATTTGTGTTTTAGTAATTCTCTTTTCATTTTCGTTTTCATTTTAGTTTTCATCTCCTAATCTTCATCTTCATCTTCATCTTCGTCTTTTGTTTTGTCAAAAAGATTTGTTTTTAAATCGTTATAATCAAAATCTAGATCTAAATCTTCTAAATCTAAATCTTCTAAATCTAAATCGACGACTTTTTTAAGTGATTCTTTCGCTGTTTTGTCTAATTCTTCTTCGAGTTTGAGTTTTTTAGATGTTTTCTCTTCTTTCTCTTGACTTTGATCTTGACTTTCTTTCTCTTTCTCTTTCTCTAACTCTAATCTTTCATCTAATAATTTGTCTCGCAACTTTTTCCTTAAATTCGCATATTTTGTCTTGGCTAAATGTTTTCTGACAAAATACTCACTTTCTACATCGTGTATAAGTTCTGATAGTGGAAAGCCACGAAGTTGTTTTAAGCCGTCAATCTTTGTGATTTCGCTGATAAAACTTTGTTCTTCATACAGCATTGTGATTGCGTCTATTGTTTTTAGTTTTTGAAGACGGATAAATTTTCCGTCTTCATGATACCAGCTTAGATAAGCTGTTAGGCGTTCGCCGAAAGTGATTTTTAACACTTTTCGGCGGTTGCCTTTTTTTAGGATAATGATATAAAGTTTTCTTGGCATTTTAGTTTTTCTCCTTTTCTTATTTCTTATTTCTTTTTTCTTATTTCTTATCTCCTACTTCCTACTTCTGCTTAAGTGAATTACAAGCATATTCAAATTCAAAAGCTCTACTATTAGATTTTAATTTAAGCTCTGAACTTAAAATTTCTTTATAAGTTTCCTTTATTACTTTTTCAAAAAGTTCTATCTTAAATTTTGGGTTAGCATTTTTTAAAATTCCTTCAATTTCCCTTACTAAAATATCTACTAAATAAGGATCATTTGGGTTTAAAAGTTGGTGCGCTTTATATTTGCCTAAAGTATAGGCTAATTTGTTATAAGTTTTTCTTGTAAGCATTTTAGTTTTTCTCCTTTTCTTTTTTTATCTCTTATCTCTTATCTCTTATCTTTTATCTCTTATCTTTTATCTCTTCTTTTTTCTTCTTCCTCGAAGAAATCTTTAATATATTCTATATCAACATCAATTCTCTTCAGCATATTCATAATCTTCTCTAAATATTTCTCACTACAGGCTTCTGAACAAAAAGTTAAAATTTTACTGCAAGCATTACAACTCCGCTTATTCTTATTTTGGATGCACCATAAGAATTTCATGACTAGATTTAACATTTGATTTTCATACATAAAAGATCGATGTAAAACTCTGTCGCAGGTTTTACACTGAAAATATTCTCTCTTTTCAGTCAGGGATAACATCAATTTCGTGTATAACGGATGTTTTTTATTATAATTGATAATATTCAACATCCATAAGACATCATGTTCATGTAATTTCATGGTTATTAGATGCCCAGAGAAATCTAGACATTTTTCGTGTAAAATATGTCCATCTTTAACCACATACTTTTTTCCAACGCTTTGTTTACATTTTGCGCAGACAAAATGTTCCTCTGTTTTTTCGAGAGATTCTAGGTATTCAACCCATTCTCTTTCTGATTGTTGTGGGGGCGAGATTGGGATTGAAAAAATTTCCTCTGATTGTTCTTTTTGTAGTTGTTCTTGTTCTTTGATTATTTGATCTTTTTGTTTCTCTAATTCTATTTCTTCTCTTGACATTTTGTTTTGTTTTCCTTTCTTTTTCTTCATTTTTTATCAAAATTTAATATTACAGCTTTCTAAGAATTTTTTGTCATACTCCGAATAATAAAGATATCTGAAGTATAACGACCAAAAACTTATAAAATTAAGATCTTGATAATCTTTCATTATTACACTTTTTTCGAAGCGTTTTCGCGCCTTTTCTGGCGCAAGTTTTCCTCCAAGGATTGGATGTTTATTCATTTTCATTTTCTTTTTCTTTTTCTTTTTCTCTTTAATTTTTAATTCTTTAATTTTTTAATTCTCTAATTTTTTAACTATTCATCTTGATAAAAGCTTGGTTTAATATTTATTTTTGGATATCTCCAAATCCAACGGTGTCCATACATACCTTCGAATTCGCAACTAATAATAATTTTTTCTCTTAGATAAATAACTACTGGATGGCAATATGCGTATCCACAGCCGTTGGGATGAGATTTTTCAGCAGATAAAATATTTAAACCTTCTTTTAATGACAATTCAATATTTATTTTTTCTTTTTTGATACTACACCTATGAGATATGCAGGTACATTTTCCAATGAAAATAACTGCATTATTTAGATCTTCATCATGTTCTTTAACATTACTTATGTAATGTGATAACTCATCTGCTAGATTTTTAAAAGTAGGATACATTTTTTTTCTCCTTTTTCTTTTTAATTTCTTAATAACTTAATTTCTTAATAACTTAATTTCTTAATAACTTAATTTCTTAATAACTTAATTTTTTAAAAATTTAATAACTTTTTCAACAAATTCTTTAGTTTCTTCGTCTCTCCAAGAATAATCACCTTCCCAATCATGTTCTAGAAAATATTTTAAGCAGTTCTCTTTTGAATTAAACCAAATAATTTGATTATATAATTCTTGAATTAGTTCATCGACTTCCTCCCAAGTATTACATGCTTGCAACCAGTCACATCCAGAACATGAACCCCAGCCGAATCTGAGAAAGCCATATTTTTTTGTTTCTTCGTTAAAATAAAGAACACGAGAATCCCCTTGATAATCATCATCATCTACTTGAACTAAGATTTTCGCGTAGGTGTTTAAGATTGGTTGATATGTAATCCATGCCTCGGAAGGATCTTCTGGATCCCGGTAGGGATCAATTTTTAACCTTTCATATTCTTCTTTAAAAAGTTCTTTTGCTTTTGGCAGTGTTTTTTTATCCTTATTTTCTTTTTTATCTTTATTTTTATCTTTATTTTTATCTTTATTTTTATCTTTATCTTTATTTTTATTTTTATTCATTTTTTAACTCCTTCCAAATTCTTAAAAAACTATGTCCACGATATTCATAAAAGAACTCACCGTTTTCTGCCTGATGTTCAATTTCTTCCGGGAGCGGGATTGAGTCGATATATCCAAAAGTTTTTGGTTTTTCTCCTGAGAAAATTGTAGTTGTAGTTATGTCCCCGGGGGGATATTTATCATGATATCCTTCAACGTAATCGACAAAAAACTCCTCACCTTGATAATTTTCAATCCAATAAGGAACTTTGAACATTTCTCCAGACAAAATTCTATCAATTTCGTGTTGGTTATCTTCATCAAAGAATAAATATGCAAAGTTTTTCTCTGCGAAATTTTCTCCTTCCGGGGTTTCAAGAAATTTTTCGATTGTTTCTGCTGTCGCAAATTTGCTTTTCATGATTTTTTTCCTTTCTTTTCTTAAATTAAATTAAAATTAAATTAAGATTAAATTAAATTAAGATTAAACTAAATACTAAATTTCTCACAACTAATAATCTTATTTACTCGGTCTTCTACAATACAGCCGCGAATTTTTGAAAAACGCGGATTATCTCTGTAGAATGTTAAGATTGGGAGTGGAACTAAAATAATATCAATTTTTGGATTTTTTTCCAGCATTTCTAGTTCTTTCTCAAGTACAAGATTTCTCCTGAAAATTACTTGTACATTAAAGAATTTTCTGCTGGAGTCAAGAACCTTGATTTCTTCTTTGAAGAGAGATAATTTCTTGCATCTTTTTGTTGAACATGCATCTAGAATAAATCCGTTATTGAACTTGAATGGGTGAGGGCTGGAAAAGTTGGCAATAACTAATCCGTTATTAAATTTTATAGTTGGAACTTCTAATTCTAATTCTTTTTCTAATTCTCTTTTTTTAGACATAATTTTTTTTAACTCCTAAATTTTTAAATCTTAAACCAGATAATTGGATCATATAATCCTTGAATCAGCTGGAAACAAATCTCCGAGAGTGATTTTGTTTGGGATTCCTAATGGAGTTCCGTCACATAGAACTAAAACTGGATTTTCCCAACTTTGTACTAAAATTAAACCTTCTGGATTAGGTTTTGCGTAGAATAATCTCCCGGAACCATGCCTACCTTTGTAAGCAGTTTGTGGGTCAGCTGTTTTTATTTCGATATCGGATAAAATATAATTCGCTGGAGTTTTTCCTAGCTCGAAATCTTCATCGCAAATGATTATATCGAAATTTGAATATGGAGACCTTCCGCCAGAAATTTCGATAACTTCTTTTCTGGAATTCGTTGCAATTTGATAAACTTTTTCTCTTAAGATCCATTCAGGTTTTTTCATTTTTTTCATTTTTTCCTTTTTTTTTCTCTTTTATCTTTTTTATCTCCTCAATAAAATTTTTAATTTTTTGTTAGTTATAAACACTCGTAATTGTAAATAAACACTTGTTTAGGTTTACAGAAGAATACTGTTTTGGCTCTGGAATCTGGATACCTTCTAAAATAACGATATGGATTAACGTCGTAACTAATTACTTTATTCTTCTTATTAAGTTTAACATTGATCCCTTCTAATTTTAATATGCTTCCGGGCGTCATTTTTTTATTTTTATTTTTATTTTTATTTTTATTTTTATTTTTATTTTTAAACCGATCCCAAATTATATACATCTGCGTAGCAGATATAATAACTTCAGGAGTCCAGAATTTACTGCATTCGCATTTCAGAATACATTTTTTTCCTTTTAATTCTTTGAAAACTTTTTCTTCTTTAATCTCAGAAAGAGGTTCTTGGAAATTATTAGCGAGATAATATTTTGCTTGCCTTAAATCTTCTAGACTTTCATAAACAAAAAAGCCCATAGTGTTTCTAGGGGCTTTTTGTAGTTTATTTAGTTTGTATTCTATAGAAAATCCGCAGGGAGCAAATTCACTCATGAATTTTCCTTTTTCAACTCTTACGATTTTATAACATGTGTTTTTTAGTTTTAATTTCATCTTCTTCTTCTCTTTCTCCTTTTCTCTCTTTCTATCTTTTCTCTCTTTTCCTTAATTTTTTTATAAAATCTCTAGAATCATTTCACCTAATTCTTTTTCCGCTGTTTCTGCGCTATCCTGCAACATTTGAATATAAAGAATCTGGCGTAAGAATTTAATTCTTTCTAATCTTGGTAGTCCTTTCTTTTCTATAATCTCAAGCATATTTTTTAAGTACTGTGTTTTAATTTCCCCTACAAACTCTCTGATTTCTCGCAAAGAAGATTTACCTATACCAGGGAGCCTAAGTAAATCTCTATCATTTATTGCAAGAGTTTCAATAAACAAAATATCATGTTTTTCTAGAATTTTTAGTATTCTTGCGTTTAGCATTTTATTTTCTAATTTGAATCTTTCCATTTTTAGAATTCCTTTTCATTTTTATTTTCTCTTTTCTTCATCCTTATCTTCTCTTCTTTTCATCTCTATTTCATCAAGTCGATATTGCATATTATTTTTGATACGTTCGACTTCATCATCTGGTAATAATGAAGCAAAGGACGGTCCATACATCTTTGCGAGAACGCTTTTCCAACTCTTGATTTGCTTTTTCGTCAACGCTTTATACGCTCTCATGCTTCCAGGAAACTTAATTTGAAATGGATTACTGATAAAGAGAGTGCTTCCATCTTCAGGGAATTTAATAATAATACTATGATCTGGGCTTCCCTTGCATGTAAGACAATAAGATTTTCCGCAAGTACAAAAGTCGAAATCGACTCCTAAATTTTCAAGAAATTCCGCAGGGGAGATTTCTCGAAAACCATTTTTGAGAATTTTAATTGTTTTCTCGTAATTATCTTTGATTATTTCTGCCTGAGTCATGTTTGTATTTTCTTTTTTTAGTTTATGCATTTTTTCTCCTTCTTTTTCTTTCTTTTAATTCTAAATTCTAAATGCTTAAACAAACAACCTTATACTCTCAATTTTCCATCCTTCTTCAATACTAGTCTGAAAATATTCACTAAATTCATATCTCTTATTTTTACTAGGATCATAAACTCTACCATCACAAAAAGCAATCATATGTTTCGCCCACGGATTTTTAATCAAAATTAAACCTCTACCTTTTAAAGGTAACTCTTGAACAAACTTAAAGATTCCTATACTGTCTGCATTTTTCTCAAGAAAAAGCTGAATTTCTTCATTAGTCAATCCCTCTTGATCTTTTCTTTTTCCGAGAGTCTCAAATGCCATCATCTTTAATCTTTCCACACTAACATTTAAGACAGTCGCAATGCTTGTTAAGACGCATTCACTCGGTTTTTGAATCTTATGCTTAAGTTCTTTCCTTTCTTTTAAACTTTTCGAAAAGTTTTTAAACCCAATTTCTGGACTTATTCTAATTTTCTCTAAATCTTCTGGTTTCCCAGCGGGAAGCATTTTTAAATTTGTATTCTTGAGAAAAAACTTTTTGAAAATTTTCTCAATTTTATTTCTTTCTTTCTCTTTCTTCTTCTCTTCTTTCTTCTCAATTCTCCTCACACTTTTATCAATAAAAACTTCAGGAAAACTCTTTTCATCGACTTTCTTTAAATCCACTCCTAAATAACTCATTACTGCTTCTACAACGCTTTGATGATTCAAATAGGCTTCTCTAATAATTCCATCAACTGTAGGATCTCCATTACTCAAAACGCAAGTCAGATCATAAATATTGGGTTTCTTGTTTTTCATTCCAATCCTATGAACTCTATTCTCTGCCTGGTCTCTTAAAACTTTTTCAAGCGAATTATTATAAAAAACTACTTCACTTGCTTCGTAAAGATCAATTCCCTCTCCCATTGTTTTAGGATGAGCAACTAAAACTCTTAATTCAGAGTTTGGATCTTGAAATTTTTCACTAATTAAAAACCTCTCATTGCTTGCTGGGGAACCAATTTCATCATTTTTTTTCCCGTAAACTCCCACACAAGCATTTTCGCTTTCAAGTAATTTTCGGATTTCCTTAACTAAAACTTCAATATCATTCTGAAAAGTGGCCCAGATTACTAATTTTGGGCTTCTATTTTTAATACTTTCTGGATCGAAATCTTCTTGAAGTTTTAATTTTTCAATCTCAGAATCATTTAAATTTCTTTCGATTCCTAATTCTTCGATTTTACTTAAAACCCAATCTAACTTTGGATTCTCACAAATTCCTCTCACTGGAACATTTTCTTGAATAACAAAGCCATTACACAACTGAGTCATTTTATTATAATATCCAAGAATATTTTGATACTTGACTCTCTCAAATTCGTTAATTTCAATTTCACTTGTCTTTAGAGCTTCAATATATTTTCTTTCTTGAATACTCCCCATGGGAAGTTCGACTAATTCATAGTTTTTTTCCGGCAAGTCTAAACATTCTTCTTTCTTAAAAGCTACTCCGAAATTTTCGATAGCTTCTCTTATCTCTATCAGAGTTCCCTTCCGGGGAACTAATCTACCATTATTCCCGTAAAAGTAAGCTTTTTGGAATATCCTTAAAAATTCTTTATTACTCTTTAATTGGATTTTTCCATCCGGTCCATCTCTGTAAAGATCCATAAAGATTTCTTTATGACGATTCAAAAATAATGTCGGTAAAATTAAATCCCATTCTTTGTTAGCTAAAAGAGTTCCAGTTAAAATACTCTTATATCTAACATTCTTGAATCCTTCAAAAATCGCTTTCGTTTGTTGAGCATCTGGATTTTTAATTCTATGCCCTTCATCAAGACAAATCCAATCAAAGTTTAATCTTTCAGCTAATTTATTTAACATTAAAGAGACTTTAATTTTATTTTCTTTTTCGTTTACTTCATAAACGAAATGAGGATTCTTTTTAATTTCTTCGTTTAAAATTTCTTTGTCTTCTCCATTTCCATCTTCCGATAGAATCGGAATCTCCTTAACAAGCTTTTTCGTTCTGAAAGCTTCATAATTCAGAATTATGAAATTCTCGCTTGAACTCAAACCGATTGCTCTTTCAGCCCAAGTTTTTTCCATGATTCCGCGGACGGAATATTGGGGAAAGAATTTTTTAATCATTCTTTCCCAATTCCTGATTTGATTACTTGGACAAATAATTAAAACTTTCTTTATTAAATTTTCTTCAAACCTCTTATGACAAGCCATAAGAAATCCGAGAGATTTCCCCGTCCCAGGATCACTCCCGTCCAGACTAAAATCATGCATCATATGATTCATATACATTACTAGTTGATGCATATATGGTTTGAATTCGCAATTTGTCCAATCAAAAATTTCCTTCATTTCAGATTCATCTTTAAATCCGAAAGTTCTAACTAAACTCAATTTTCTCTTTTCTTCTCGGATCTTCTCAAGGATTCCTTCAATTATTTCAAGCATTGTTAAAATGCTTGCGCTTTTTATCTCAACAAAAATCTTATATTCTTTTTTAACATCCTCGTAGCAACGCTTTTCATAATTATATTCTTGAACTTCATCATTAATTTCAAAAATATAAAAATTCTGTTTTTTAGTTTTTAGAACTTTTCTTTCTTCTTGAATTTCTCTAAATGCTTTAAATTTTTCCCCGGCTTTCCTAACAGCTTCCTTCATACAATCAATAATCTCTTCTTTAAACTGGGGATCAGTCTTTAAATTTTCGTTAGTTAAAAACCTATTAACTTGCTCTTTAATCCACCAATCCCTAACAATTTGATCAGTGGGGAAAATTTCACTTAAATTAAACTCTTGAGTTTTAACTTCAAATTCAACTTCTTCAACTTCAGATTTAACTTCAGATTTTTTTCCTTTATAGAATTTCCAAAGGAAAGGAAAGAAATCCGTTGTTACATTGTACGAGTTTGAGAAAGGCAACGTCCTTGTGAATATTTTTTGCGCCAAGTGCGCAAACGCGTTTTGATTTTTCCAGCTGGAGTTTGGGCTGGGAGCAAGCATTAATTTTCCGGGAATATAGCTGTGCTCTTTCAATGTCCAGAAAATTTCAATTGAATTTTCTTGGGATTCCATTTTTAATTCCCTCTTAATTCCTATTCAATTCCTAGTTAACTTATTTAATTCCTTTTTAACTACTCTTTAGTCTCAACAATAGCATAATCAACTCCCCTTGTCAATACCTATCTCAACTCCCCTAAACCCTTTAAAATCAACGACTTACGAGAACTCCTCTCCCGGGATCCTTAACTCAAGCCGACGAGCTCCCTTATACCTTTTTCAGAAAGAGGAGAGAGAAGAGAATATGTA